TATTTAGCTTGTAGTGCTCAATTACATTACCTATATTAAATTGTTCCATATTTTGGTGAATTTTATTATCTTATTTTCGATATGCAAATATACAAACTATTCTCGAAAGAAAAAAAAATTTTCCATTATTTTTTGAGAATTTATTTGTTAAAAATAATTAAACAGCAATTTTAGTGCGGCTTTGAAATTGCTGTAAACAAAGAAACAATAAAAACAATGCCTCTATATATTTCAAACTTAATTTCTTAATTTCCGATTAACATTAAGGTTAATAAGAAATATCAGCTTTTAATACGAAAAGATTTAATGAAATTATTGTTTCTTTGTTTACAGCATATATAAGTAATTGATTTTGAGCACTTTAGGCATAAACAATGACTTGTTTATATTGTTTCTATTGTTTACCGCTTTATGAAGTATTTTGCACACAGCCATATAATTACTAAGGCTATGGCGGTTATCAGGTATTCACCAATATTAATTTTTATCTTTTGCCACTTTGATAGCTGAGCTTCTACAGGGTATGCAACTTGAATTGTATCAACTTTTTCTCGCCAGAGAGTATCATGCTTTTCTATGTATTTATACAAGTATTTATATTTACTGAGATACACGGTATCGCCTTTGCGCTCTACATAGATTGAATCTCTATGATATATACTATCAATTTTGGTCTGAGATAAGTAAGTAGTATCTCTTTTCGTTGTTTCCACTGGCACATATTGAATTGACTTACAGCTATATAATATAGTGGCTAAAAATATAAGTGTAATTATTCTCGCTAATTCTCGCATAATCTTTGAGTTTTATTTGTTATTATTCATATTTAATATAAAAACCATTCTCGCACATAAGAAATTATTGCGAGAATGGCTTTTATGTGCTTCAGAGGTCTTTATACTCGTACTTAGCATCAAAGCTAGGGCATGCCTTAGCTGCAAATTCTCTGTGTCCATGAATAGTAGCATTTGGGTATTTTACCTTTAAGCTTTTCAGCAACTCGAGTAAAGACTGCTTTTGAGCCTCAGTGCGCGTATCTTTTGGTGTTTTACCATCTTTGGCCACTCCACCAACATAGCAAATACCAATTGAATTGGCATTTTGGCCTGAACAATGAGCTCCAACCACGCTTTCATCTCTACCTTTATGAATAGAGCCATCAAGCTCAATTACATAGTGGTAACCAATATCCTTCCAGTGATTACCATTAACATGCCAATCCCTGATAGTTTCGGTTTTGATGTCTTTACCTTCAGGCGTTGCTGAGCAATGCACTATAAGCTTATTAACTTTTCTCATTTTTCTTTATTGTTAAGAGATACTTGTTTTACTATTTTATTAAAGACTTCGTTGCCTTGTTCAGTAGTAGCTGCTTGAATAATCTGCTTAATCATATCTGGAACATCTCCGGCATGCGCTTTTCTTCTTTTGCTATTTTCTAATACAGATTTGCCTTCTATACAAAGTATTGCTAAAGCACAAAGCATAGTTGCAAATGGCAGTATATAAAACGATAGCAAGCTTCCTAAAACATCTACCATAAATGCAAACATGAGAACTCTAGCATAATCGCCTATTTTTACAACAGTACGCCTAAAGCCATGAGACATAAGCTTTTCGCCTAAAATCTTTGCTGTTAATGTACCACTCCAAAAATCAACGATACACGCTATAGTAGAGAAAATCCAGCATATAACTATTATTACTACTCTAACAGTTATAAAAAACATAAGAGCTTCTAGGTCTTTTGCTTCAATGAGTTCTAGCATAGCATTTTCTTTGTTATGTTATAAAACATGTTTCTTATAATTTCACCAACTAGATAACTAGCACTTTCGCTATAAGGACTGAAATTCAACGTTTTAGCAATATGCTTTTCAATGTGGTCTACTTCATGAGCAAAGCTATTGAAAAATTCCCAAATATCAGTAGTTTTTGATACTACTATTGCACTGCGTTTATATTTAGGATTGCTATAAGCTATTCCTATATTACGCCTATTTGAGTATAAAATTTCTTTAGCCCTATTCAAAAATCGTTTACTACATCTTAAGCTATACAACTCATCTATTATTTCTTCTGCATCATTGGCGTCTGTCATTATGAAGTATGATATGTGCCAATTAGCATAGTTTTCAAGATAGAATTTTCCTGCTATCATAGAATTTCTTCCCAATCTACAGCTATACCTCTGGATGTCATTTTAGCATCCCATTCACGCATTATTTCTCCATCGCCTGCATCTACGTCGTCGACTACATCTTTTACATACAAAGCTAAATGCTGCTCATCGGTAATACTGCTTTTAAGCAAATCAGCTTTTCCCATATTAGCAACATACACATAGTCATAGTCTACATTATTTTCTAGAGTCACACCGTATTTTGCAAGCATAGAGTCGACTTGGTCTTTTGTAAGAGGCTCTATCTTCTCTGTCTTACCAGTAGAAGCATTCTTTTTGCGCATTAGACTTACTGCAAAATCACATGCCTTTTTGTTAAAATGCCATCCATGAAATCGAAGGTATTTTCTCATTTCCGTTGGTATGTCATCATACATATCAAGTGGTAATCTTTTTCTTGTTGCCATATTATTAAAGTTTTTTAAGTAAAAGAGGCCGTACTCAACAAGCACGGCCTCAGTTGAAATTAGTTATTAATAGCGGCGTCCTCGACCGTATCTACGACGACCATATCTACCAGTACCAGGTACACCTCGGCGCTCATTGTAGTCCTCATCATCGTCATCGTCTTCATCGCGGTAACCACCTGTGCCACCGCCATTACTGCCACCACCGTAGCGCTCATCAAACTCTTCTGACTCAAGAATTTCATCTTCGATAAATTCCATGAGCTTCTTTGCGCCTCTATGCACTTTTTCTGCGCATTCATAAAGCTTATCAGCCTGGCGCTCTTTGATTTTAATTATCGTAGGCATATTTTCTACAAAATTACACGTTTAACTTTTCTTTATGGGGCTTCCCAATTGCTCTAACAAAGAGGCCATCATACCTTTCATTTCGGATTGCGACTTGTAAAGTTCTTTCAGCTGTGTTTTTAACTCACTGTTTTCCTTTTCAAGTCTTTGCCTTTCTGCTATTTCAGGATTTAGCACAACCATTATGTTCTTGCAACTTTCGATAATCTGCCTATGAGCATTGATAACCTCATCTGCGATAGCAACTTCGCTACTATGCATGTATGCTGCTACTTCTGCATTTACAGCATCTCAGCGGCACGCTGACCAGCAAGAATTGACTCAGTAGATGCCTGAATAGCCTTTTCAATGTTGCAAGTCTGGTCGCGAGTTGCATAGCCAACATCAGCAAAACCACGTTCAACACTACGGTTAACGCTATTAAGCTCTCCTTGCAATGCAATAGTCTGGTCCTTGATACCTGTTTTGATATCGCAGCAGCAGTTGCAGATTTGCTGAGTAAGAGCCATATTGCCTTGCTGAATTGAGTTGATAATCTGCTGACCAGTCATACCGACCTGATTACCTACATTGCATACCTGACTAGCAACTTGCTGGATAGCAGCCTGTACCTGACCAACAGAGCAATTCAAAGTGCTTGCCAGCTGGCTAATATCAACGCCATTGCGCTGAATTGCGTCCATAAGCATCTGGCGCTCTGTGCTATTATTGTTATTACCAAACAAACCATTGCCATTTCCTCCGAAGATTGCGGCGATGACAATAAGAGCAATAATACCATCTCAGCCATTTCCAAATGAGCCATTTCTGTTTCCACACAAAGCCATTACTGCATTGACATCAAGGCCTTTAGACTGACAAGCGGATGCAAGCATACCTGCTAGGAAGTTATTCCCATTACCTCCGCTGTCCGGAACTATGATTGTCTTTTCGACATCAAAATTTCCCATGATTTTTAAAGTTTTTGATTGTTAAACATTAAATTAATTATATAAGTGCTTCTTCCGGACGAAGCATTTTTTCTATTTTATAAGCCTCAACGCCAGCACAAAGCCTTTCGTGGGCGTGAGCCAACCAAAGGTGTAGCTTAGGCAAGTTGTGGCTATCATATATATGTTCTCTATCGTATCTCGCATAAATATTCGTTTATAATGGCAGCAAACAAGGGGTTACAAGCCTGCTGCCGATTATCTTTTAAGCATCCACCGTAATATCCCCACAAGTAATCTGTGAAGCAGTCCAAGAAAAGTCGTTCTCGTTGGAGTTATTGAGTGCCAACCCATTCAGTGTTATATTCCCAGTCCAATAACCACCATTACTACATGTTCCTGTTGTTCTTCCATGACTTCTTTGAGTGGCGACAAACTCTTCAAGGCTTCCATTAATACCAGCACAATTATACACTCCCATTCTAGTAAGCGGGCAAGTAATATCTTTTATATTACCTGTGATGTTGGTATGTGGTATATCAAGATAAGTAAGTTTGGGGAATTTCGCTGCAATCTGAGCCAAAGTACCAGAGATTCCTGTTTGCCCATTGAAGCCAAGTTGAGTTAGTACACTTGAACCAATAAGTGATGCAATATTACCAGTTATCTTTTTATCTCTTGAATAAACAATGAAAGCGGCTGGCATATCTCCACCTATATTGGTTTCAGTGCTCCAATTAATTTCGTCAATAACCTTAATATCACCATAAACATTTTTTCCGATTGAAATATATCTTAGATTTAACCCTGCTAAATTAGACAAATCCCCTTCAACATTTCCACGTGTTGCAGAAGCACTAATCGCTTTAAGTTCATTGGAAAATTTTATAGATTCAAGATTAAATCCAATAGTAACAAGAGGATTGGTCCATGAACCAATTTGTACTAATGAGTATTTATCTGGGACTAAAATGTTATAATTTCCATCTTTACAATAAACGTTATTACTTATATTAGCTGTAAGATTCATACTATTGATAAAATTACTACTCATACTTGAATCTTTAGTGAAATTATTATCGCCACCTACAACGGTAACCACCTGATTTTTAGAAGAAATCAGAATAAGCTGTCTACGTGCTGGTGTTTCTGACGGATTTGAAACAGCTTTGAAGAACATCCCTCCCAATGGTAACAATGAATCATCATTCACCGTACCTTTTAATTTTGTTACTAAACAATCCATAATTTCTTTTTTTAATAGTTATTAATTTTTTAATTTATAAGCATTTGCTCTATAACACTCTCTATAAGTATCATACTTAGCTTTAAATACCTCTTTTGCACCAGTATAAATATGTCCTTGGACATCAGTTTCTTCGGTAGTAAAATCCCAAATTCCAAATATACCTTGAGGACCATAAGCAATACATATAACTCCTTCGTCAAACATTACAGCTCCACATGTTTCCCTGCCGTATAGTTTAGGAATAACATATACTCTATAATCTTTTACTTTATGGTTCTCCCAGTCAATAGTAATCTGTATTACACGAGAATGAGTGTATTTAGCATAATTGCTATCTGAATCTTTAGATTGCGAATAGCTACCGCCATCTCCATTAGGATTTATAGTATAATTATTATTTTTATTAGTAGCATTATACCCACCTGAAACATGAGTAGCTCCAGTCCAATAATTATTATCGAACAAAGTGTAAGTAGGATAATCAACTCCATCAATATTCTTCTTACCCCAATACTTGACATCATGGCAATGGAACCACTGCCATTCTTCCCAATCGTCAGAAGAAACATCACTGAGTGAAGAAGGAACATCTGTAAATGAGAATCCTTCGTTAAGAACTCTTTTACTGTCAAGATAAGCAGAATTATGTCTGCCTCCAACCCTACCTATAATAGCTTCATCATAATCAAGAGTTTTACTTCCTATTGTTACTGTCCCGTCAGGATTTTCGGTTCTTTTTATTTTAAAGAATGTATCCCAGTTCCTTTGATTTATAATTAAGTTTCCATCATAGTCAAGTCCGATAGTATTAATATGTCCTCCTTCTGTTCCACCTAAATCACCGTAGCAATCGGTACAAAGTTTTGGATAATCTTCTTGGTTAAAGGTGCCGATAGTCTTCCATTCTCCATTTATCTTTTTCATTTCTGTAACATGAACAACATAAATTTTAGCATTCTCAACACCTCCACCATTAACCGTAGTAAGATAATTTGTGAAGAATATTAAATGGTCGTCATCTATATAGACAAAATCGTGCATATCTCCAACACTACGTATGTTTTCCAATATGTTGAAATCTTCATCAAACAAAAAGAATCCTGACTTATACCCTGTGGGTACTTGGAATAGAATTATTCCATATCTTCCTTCACCCGTTGAATTATAAAAATGCTCGAAATTATTATACATATCGGTTAATTGATTATCGAATGTATATATTTTCACAGGGCCAGTAGCTTTAATATCCATCAGATAATTTTTTGTGCAAATAGGAATCCTATCACAATAATCTTCAAAACTACCGCTAAATGTTACGGGAAGCCAATTAGTAGGATATTCATTTTCAGGAATTACATCTGGGTCAATTTCTTTTGTTTTAAGAGTTCCAGAAGCATCTACATACAATTTATAAAATTTTGTGCCATCTTCTGACTTAATATACGCAACATCATTAGATAAATTTCTTCTTTCTATTCTTAATTTAGACGCAGTTAAGAAATCACCTTTATCATTACCTATATAAGCATACTTTCCTTTACAAATAACAACAGAACCGTCTTCTGCTGCACTTACTTGCGCAGCCATACGAATATACCTTACCCAAGTCATATCTTTAGGTATCTGGAATGTATTACCCAAAGTAGTACCATCAGCATTGAAAAGTCTTGTACCATTCTTATCCTCTGCATCAGTAACAACAACCATACCAGTAGCAATACCTGTTCTTGTAAACCAATCCCCGGCCTGACATTCAATAGGATTAGACATTTCGTAACCTTCATTCGGTGGAGTAAAACTATTAGTTCCATCATTAAATGTCTTTTCCATTTCAGAAGCAATAAGCAAGTTAGGTGTATTATGATTACTTACGCCCTCCACATTTTCCAGCTTTACGGCACCATTCTCTGCGGCTTTTGTTACTTCGCCTGCAATCTCGCTTCTGTCCGTGAAGTCCTTTTCCTCACCGTTCAGATAGTATTTTGAGGTGTCAACACCTTTCTTCTCATGCAGCACACCGTCCTTATCTCTGTAAGAAATAATTCTTTCGTCTTTATCAGTTGTAACTGCAAGCCTTTCTTCTGCATCGTCAATTACAAAGAATACATCACTTGCAGTGGCTTGGATTTGGTCTTTAAGCTGCTGAATTTTCTCGTTTAGTTGGGCTATCTGCTCATCATAGTTTCCGCCTCCGGCAAAGTTTGATTTTGCAGCCCAAAATGTACCGTCTGCTTTAACACCAAACAAAAGTTTGTCTGACTTATCAACCCATGCAGCAAGCCACTCATCATTACTGATGATATTATATGTGTCTTGCTTAGGCATTACTACCTTACCATCTTTTGCTCTGATTCCAAATAACAATTTATTTTCAGAATCCACAACTGCATGAAGCCATTCATCATTACTGATGATACTGAACGTGTTATTGAAGTCACCTATACCATTGTCTTTCAGGAGTTGTTGTATCTTCTCAATTTTCTCGATGAAGTCCGCCTTTGCAACGTATGTGCTGCCATCCGTCCGCAGTCCGAACAGAACGTGCCCTGCTGCGTCAAGCCATGCCGCCAAGAACTCTTGGTTGCTTTCAACGCTGTACATTGTGTTCTTAGGGAAATACGGCTTGCCATCTTCTTTTATACCGAACAAAACTTTCCCCTCAGCGTCGGTGACAACATTGACAAATTCGGGATTGTCCTGGTAGCTGAACGTGTCGGTCAGCGTTTTCAGCGAAGCGTTGATAACGTCTATCGCGTCTTTTATCTTGTCGGCAAGCTCTTTCAGTGCATTCTGTATCGGTGTCGGCACACCTTTCGCCCACTCAATAGAACCGTCAACCCTTATTCCCCAAAGGAATTTGCCTTCAGCATCGGTGTAGACACGGATAAATTCGGGACTGTCTGTGTATGTACCATATCTTTCTTCTATATCCTTTTTCAAATTATATGGTTCTACATCCGTTCCTATCCACGCTCCTGCGGCGTGGTCAGCCGTGAATTTATATAGTTTCCCGTTATAGTTTACGACTTTGCCTTTGGAATAAGCCTCCGACGTGCTGAAAACCGGGTAATCGTCCACACCCGTGTTACTATTTATATTATTTAATAATGATTTAGTTAAATTATCAGCTGACCATATTGAGCCATTCCATAATAATATATTTAATCCTTCAGTTAACGTAACACTGCCAAAATTTGAATATATCCCTGGCTGTATGGCAAAATAAAATACATTACCATCAGGTGTGCCAGGGTTTGTGCTGGGGGTTGCTACACCCGCAAAAGATGCGTTTTCCCCCACATTGCTAATAATATTATTAAGGACATTTTGTAAAACTGCTCCCGTTATTTCTTGATTGCTATTAGTCTTTATAACTTCAGCAACCGCAGCTTTTAAGTTGCTCCAATTTGCCATAATTATTCGTTATTAAAGTCATTGTTAAAATCACTATTAAAATCTCCGCCAGCTAATTCTGGAGTATAACCTCCTATATTAGCTATGACAGTGTCCGTTTCAAATTCACACTCAACTGAAGCTAAATCTCCTTGGTCTTCCCATTCGGGCTCCATATTAAATGTAGTTAAATCATAGGTCTGCAACCTGCTAGTAATTTGCTTATTATTGCACAGCCTTACAATCCTAAGAGCATCACATAGATATTCAGGTGCTAAGAATACAAATTTATATATCTTTTTGCTTACTTGACTTTCAATGAAAGTATAGCCCATTCGCTCAGTGGCCTCTTCTTCAAAGTCATATTCCGGCTTGCCTACTTGCGTATTAAGATAACACTTAAAAGCAAAATTGTCAGAAAAATCTACAATGCCATTTTTGAGCTCAAAATTATATGAGTTGCTATATTCAATAAGCAAATAATCTGATACTCTATTAGTTACTGTAAATAAATCTGAATATATAATACCTAAGCCACTTATATTAATAGCTAAGTAATATAAGCCTTCATGCTTTATTTCAACTATAGGTAAAGTACCTGGGTATTTTAACAGCTTAAAACCTGTGAATGACTTAATAGTTAGACCATTTTCTTTCATACTGGTAGTTATATAAGTGTATTTACCAGTATTAAAGTCATATAGTCTAACCCAATTCACTGATGTTCCACTAGCTAAAACTACTTGAAATGGTAATAGCATATTCTTATAGGTTATAAGCGGATAAACCTGACCATACGCATAATCTTTACGATGATTTTGCAGAGCAATATTATCATAAAAAGGTAGTGGCGATATGTTATTATTTACTAACTTCATGCTGTAAATTTAGTGATTATAAATAATATATAAAAATTTTCTAACGTATTTAACATAAGCATCACTCCGGCCTGTAAAGCAGATTTACTTTAGCGATTCTTGTATCTAAACTAATAGATATTTCATCTATTTTGCCGTTTCCAAACGTTGTTTTAATAAGCTCTAGTTCGTCTGGGTCTTCTTCTGTAGGAAATTCTATAGTGTGTTTCATGCATTTTTTAATATCTCTTGCGTATATATTTCCAATTACATTAGACTCTAAATTTGATGCTGGCATATCCCACATATACATATTTTGTAAATATATCCACGATGCATACCAGTTTTGTGCTATAGCTTTATAACTATCGCCATTTTCATCAATAAGACCATTTATAGTAAGAATTGGTAATTCAAGTAGTGAACCATTTTTTACAGGACATAAAAGTGCAAAACCGTCTTCTGAAAAGTTTGTTGGATTAAATAACATATAATCCACATCAGATGAAAACTGTCCAATGTTTATTTCTTCTGTTTTATCTTTTTGTATATAATTAGATTTCACATCAATGGTTACACCACCAAACAAATCGGTTACATCGTCCATCCAACCAAATTCGTATCGCTGATTTAGGTCTGTTTTATCATATTCTACTTCTGATTGAAAATATGATGATAGCTTCTTATTAAATTGGTCTGTAAGTTTAGTAAAATCAAGCTGATAGCTTGACCTACTAGAATAGCTTCCACCATTCATAAAGAAGTATACGTGCTCTATTTTGAATTTATTGTCTTCAATATACCAATAACATCTAAAGCAATCACGCAACATTTTCATAAGCTCTTCGAGTGAAGTTTCAGCTTTCTGAGCGGGCTGGTCATAATTGCCTTTTAATATATTGGTTTTTTGTGTTATATATACATAAAATCTTTTCATTCCTAATGGATTAGAACTTCCGTATAAGAATTGGCTGTATTCAGGTGTTGGCTCATGTGATAATGTAGGGTCTATTTTCTTGAGAATAGCCTTTATGGCCGCGCCAATAGAATAACTATCTTTTAATACATACTGTTTTCTTAATTTTTCTTCAAAATATTCATAAAAACTATCATATATATACCACAGTGAAGCATTTGCCCATGAATTTTTGCTAATAGGTAAAGGTCTTCCTAAACCTGTACTACTAGGAATAAACTGGTTAGTAAAATACTGTCCGTAATCATTTAGACCATATTTTGTTGGCTCATCTACTGCTCTAGAAGTACAAAAGAATAAACCTCCTTTTAAGCCAATACATTTTTTATAGTTTCTATTATCAGTGACAAAATCATCTGATGGTAAATTATAGGTATTTTTAACACCTTCTGAGTCTTCTACAGTATCTACATCACAAAGTAAGCGCCTATATATTCTATATGTAAACAAATTACTTATAGTACATGAGTTTTTAGCATTTTCCACATCTATTAGTTTAGAGGTATATCTTAAGTGTTTATCATTAGTGTAATCTCGGTCTTCTGAAAACAGCGTTTCATCATCGATATTAACAGCTGTTTCAGATTTATATAGTACTTTATTATCTGAATTTCTTTTTATCATAATAAAGTAGCTTACATCTGTAAATGGTGGTTGAGCATCAGGATTTTTCTCTAAATAGCAAGTATAGCCATTCCAGTTGCTATAATAACCATTAGTTCCGGCATATACGCCATTAACACCTGCTTCGTTAGAATTTTCTATGTAAAATTCATTACCAGATTTTATATAGGAAAAATAGAAGTTATTTATAAGCGCAGCATTGTCATCTATACTTTCATTCACATCATCTTCCCAATAGGTACCACCGAAGAAATTAGTTATAGAATTGGCACCACGGACATAAACTTGCATGAGTGAGCGTTTATGCAAGTTTATTTTTGATATTTCAGGAGCAAGCTTTATAAGGTCATAAGTATTTTCATACTTGTTCATAACCTCAGTATATCCATCTACAGCTGTAGTTTTAAGTTCACATTTCTTCTTATCATGGTCAAATTTACAATCAGTCTTACTAAATTCGCCTCTGTAATATTCAACCCATTTTTTGGAAGTATTATTATATTTATCTACTATAAAAATAAGTTGGTCTTCTATGTTTGATTGGCTTATTATTTCATAATCACTACCAAATAAGTTTATTTTTCCATCTAACGAAATGCGGAAAAATTCTTGGCCACTTTCTTTTGCATATTTCTTATTAAGCTCTTTGTAATGAGGTCTTACTTCTACTTTATCACCATCATTCTTTGATATGTAGAATTTATATTTTGGAGGTATCATATCTTTTAGTTTTTAATTATACGTTTAACATTCCTATGTTGCATTATAACAGTTCCATCTGGCATAGTATAATACCTTGTTTCATTCTGCTTTCTAATGCTTCGCACATCATCCTCAATTTTAGAGAGGTCAATACTATTATTAGAATTGAGAGAAATATTTAGCCTATCAGAATTACCAAATGCATTTAAGTACTTATCTTCGAATGTTCCTTTGTTGAAGCTATCTATTACATCTGGTAGTATCTTACGATATTTTCTTGTTCTTTGCTTATTAATGATAGCAAGAGCCTCACCACCTTCAGCTTTCATACGACGCTTCTTTTTATTCTCTACACCCAAATCGATGTCATTACCTGATGCGTGAGAACCTCCTTCCAAGAACTCAAGACCACCTTCACCATATTCTTCTGATTGACTTGCGGTTACCTGCTTAGCTTTAACTTTCGCAACAGCAAATGAGGTCCACATCGTAGCAATAGCAGCCAATGCAAGGGCTGGGCCGACGATAGGTATTGAAGAGAATGAGCTCCATAAATTAGCAGAAGCAGTAATAAGTGAAGATGCTTGAATTACAGTATTAAGATTTTCTTGACGCTTTTGGGCAGCAGCAAGCATTTTCTGTTTTTCTTGCTGGTTTTTCTTTTCTTGTTCAAGTTCTTTTTTAGCTGTTGCTACATTGTTAGCATATCCATTATTTCTTGCTTCTACTTCTGCATCGTAAGCTTTTTGTGCAGCCTCTACTCGAGCTTCAGCTGCTTCTACAGCTTGTTCAGCCAATTCAACTTCAGCATCCATAATGGATTGAAGCTGTTCTATTACTATATTTACAGCATCTTTTAGAGCATCAATCTGGTCGTCATCAAAGCCAAGTTTCTCAAGCAAAGTACCGCCTAAACCTTTTTTGCCAATATTCATTATGAAGTTATCAAGCTCAGATAATTCACGGTCTATTCCTTTTACGGTAGATTTAGCAGCATCTATTTGGGCTTGACTCCAATCAAGTCCACCAGACTCAGCAAGTCTTATCTGTTCTTGCCATCTGGCTTTTTCTTGTTCAAGCTTAAATCGAGTTATCTCAGTTTCACTGCGTTTAACTTCATTAAATACAGCCTCGTCAAGAGCTTGTTGTTCATCAAAGCTGGTCATTTGGAATGACCCTTTAGTTTGAGCTGCAGACTTATCAAACTGTGCATTTATTACAGAGGTACTTACTTGCTGTTCTGCAGGTTTAGCAGCATTTTGTGCTAAAGCTAATTGTCTACGTACTTCATTTTGCTGAAGTAGCAGATTAAGTTCATCTTCACTGCCTTTTTTAACAAGTTCAAGCTGATTTTCAATATCACGCTCTCTTGCATCTAAGATTTTCTGGTCATACTCACTCCACAGCTCAAGTTTTTTCTTGTTGAGCTCAATAAGTATTTCTTCTTCAGAACGAGCTTGGTTATCTCCTGCTTCTAATAATCTCTTATTAGTATCAAGTATCAAAGCATATTCCAAATCAAGATTTTCTTCCATGAGTTTGCGCTCTTCTACTAATGAGGCTTCCATTTGAGAAGCATCGCGCGTAACTACTACATTGGTAGTTACAGTAGACTCTTGATTTTGAGCTGCTTCAGTTGCTGCGCTAGTATCAGTAGGATTTATAGTATTACGCTGCGTCTGCAAAGAAGCAACTTTTTGCTCATTCTGAATTTGTTGTAACTGAAGGTCTAATGCTCGTAAATTATTAGCAATAGTCTTAGTTATAAGCTCTTGCTGCCTATCAATTTGTTTCTTTTGGTCCTCAGTAAGTTTTTTATATTTTCCATCTACATTTTTAACATATTCTTCATTAAGACGATACATCTCACGAAGCTTATTATTTTCATCCTGAACCTGGTCAGCTGCAGCTTTACGCCTTTTAGCATATTCATCTTTAAGTAATTCAGTTACGCTTTCCTCGTACTCTCTTTGTATTTTTATATCATTCTGGTTTATAGTACGAGTTAAATCACGCGGCGTTTTTGTAGTTTTATGCTTTCCTTCTATGCCAGCAGCTTCAAGTTGAGCTTTAGCAGCTTTTTCATATCCAGCTGCTAAGTCAAAGTATGCATCTCCTGTTTTCTCTGCAGCATCTGCTTCATCGTTAAGGTCTTTAATTCTTTGTTGCCTAAAATCTTCTGCAGATACTTGGTCAGCTACTTGTAAATTAGCTGCAGATGGGCTCATGCCATATTCATCGGTGGCTCGTAAACTTGTTTGCACCCACCAGTTTTTGAATTTATCCCAACCTGATGGGCCTTTACCTGCTTCTGTTTCTGCCTTATTTCTAGCGATTAAAGCTTTTTCATATTCATCTGCGGCTAACTTTTGAGCAGCGGCGGCTTTAGCTCTTAATTTAAGAGCATTGATTACAGCTTCAGTATTATCTACAAATACATTTTCAGCATCTGTTACATTATTAACAGATACTCCAAGCTGGTCAAAATTAGATTTGTTATCTTTAATCCACTGGTCTTTTTTAGCAGTAGTTTCAAGATTTTTCCATTCCTGTTGTAGCTGTTTTAGTTTTACAATGTTATTACCGTAGCTATTATTAGTATCTTCAAGTTCTTTAGCTATATTATCAAGAGCCTCAGTTGTAGATATAACAGCATTTTTTGCTTTGAAAAGATTACCAACCCACGTTATAATCTGTTTGCCAAACATGGAAAATACAGTAAGTAATATAACAAGCACAGTATTCCAGCTAAACAAAGCTTTAACTATTGAGCTTGTTACGTTTACAGTTGCTTTACCTTCTGCTTGTAAAAGTTTATTCTGAGCGCGTAATCTGTTAATTTCATCGACTACCATAGGTATATTATTCGATATACCTAAGAAGAATGTATTAAGCGATACAGCTGCAGCAGGTAATTCTCGTACTACTTGAGAAATAGAAATACCTAAGCCATCCCATGTTTTTTGGTAATGGCCTACAGACAATCTATAATTACCTGTTGCTTCTTGCAATTTTATCATTTGCTGATAAATTGCATTTGTTTCAGCTTCAAGCTTTTTACCAGAGTCAGCAGCTTCTCTCTCAGCTGCAGACATCTGATTAAGTCGTATTTTATTTAATGCATATTGAGCTGAAAGTCTATTATAAGAACCTTCTGCAGAATTAGCAATTGTAGCTTGTAATTGAGCAATCTGATTTGCTTCTCGTATTTGAGTTGAATAGAGTTTAAGCTGCTGATTTTCTTCTGACTGAGCATACGCAAGTTTCTCTTGAGCCTGAGCTAATGGGTCTACTGTAGCTTTCTGCTGTTTTCTAGCAGAAGTAAGCTCAGCAATCTTAGCTTTTAACTCAAGTAATCTTTTACCTTCATCTGACTGTAAATAAGCTAATCTTTGCTCCGCCTTTTCTACTTCAGACAGAGTTTGGATATGAGGCTTCATTTGGTCATCAAGGGCCTTAATCTGATTTTTCAAATTAAGAATATTATTGAGTAGCTGTTGCCCCATTTCGCTATCTGCTCTTTCAGCCGCAGTTAAAGACTTATATAGCTCAACTGTTTGCTTTAGGTCAGACTTAAGACGGTCATAAGAAGATATAGCTTGCTGGATATAACGCTGCTGCTCTACAGTTGCTCTATTAGCATCTGAAGTTTGTGCTTTAAGCCAAGCAATCTGTTTACCTGTATCAGATAAAGCTAATTTAAGCTCATTCTGAGCTCTTTCAAGTCTTGACGTAGATGCTGTTGCTTCATCAATAGCTTTACGCCCTTCACTTGTAGCTCCACTAGCAGATTTAAGAGAATGCACAATCCTATCTGCACCTGCCCTGATAGCATTTACCATTGTCTCGTATGACTGATTGAGCTCGCCAAGTTGTTTGACAAGCTTTTCAATCGAGTCATCCGGCTCAATTATATCGCTATATTTTATCTTATCGTCTCCAGCCATAATTATTTCCTTTTATGCCGTTTAACACTCTTGCTTTCTGCTTCTAATTGCTGTTTTATATTATCAACAGCATTATAGAATTGAAGTACTGTCATATTTTTAGCATCCATACTTGTTTTTTGAGCTATCAAAAGGCAAGTACTTTCAAACTGCTTATCATATTTTATTTCAACAGACTCACTTCCTATGTATGATTTTGGAGAATGCATATTAAGCATTATCATATCTATGGTTTCTATCTGTTCAGAGTTATCTGTGTCATTTATCATAGAGTCCAACACAAGAAGTGTTCTTTGCTTTAACTTATCGTATGCATCTTTTTCCTTTGGATTTACAAAATCTCCTGGAAAGTACATTTCAAGTTCAGTGGTTACTTTTTTTTTAAGCCAAGTCAAAAAGTCTATAACCTTTGAATGCTTTATTTCTTTAAGCCTGGCCAATATGTTTTTAAGTCCATCGTCTGACAAATCATTAACTTCTTCACCGTCTATGCTGTGGATAAGAGCTGCAAAAGCTAAGTACCTCGGTGAAATTTCATTGTTCACCATATACATATTTTGCCTCATGTTTTGCAGTTCTTGCAAAGCTTTTTTGGCATTATTACTTTTAATGAATTTGGCAACACGAGTTATATGAGCATCAATATCATCTGCGTCTGAGCCAATTCCAGAGTCTATAAGCAAATACTTATTGTACTTCTGGAAATTTACAATGGGCATTTCATCTATGCTGTCATATACCCGTACGACTTTTTTATTTACTATCAGGTTTTTCATATTAAAATTCGCGTTATAGGGGTTGATATGATAGGAATAAATATAATACTCATCTCGTTAAAGAAAATAGCGAGAATGATAGCGAGAATAAGCGACGTCCAAAAGCTTAAGCAAAAGTCACAATCAAATAATTGAGAAATAAGCTTAGGAGCTCTGGTGATTATCTCATCGCGCACACCGAGTTTTCCAATTAGCAAAATAGCAAATGCTGCTGCTAAGGCTATATATATTAAAGCCGAAAGCATTGTTATAAAATATACCGTTGACATAATTCTCTAGTTGTTAAAGTAAATTCAATTCGTATTCCTGCATAAGGGTACATAAAGAATTGTTTATCAATATCTTGTATACCTTCTCCTTTATAAGTATAGTTATTATAGATTTTCTCTATTGAATAGCCTTTGTATATATTTTCAAAGCGCTCATATATATCATTTATAACAAGCTTACCAGTCGTAGTAATAAGACCCGGAGTAGTTAATACTCGCATAATTTCATCTTTTACTTCTTCTGTATGCATAACAGTTTCATCTTCATAAATGCTACTAAGGTCATACCAGAATATAATGGCCCCGCTGAAAGTGTATTGTGGCAATGATTGAACTACTTCAGTAATCTTTTGTGGGTCATAAATATCAAACCATGAAAAATTGCCAAAGTTATCATTTGGTAAAAGCGACACATATTCTCCGTTGCCATTATACATTGCAGGGTATATAAACTTATTACCGTCTGGCCTGTGTTCTACGAGCTTATATGCTCTACCAAATGCATAATTAAGCCACTTAAGTCTGTTCATAAGTGACTTTTGCATATCCTGTAATATCTTATCAAGCAATACAGGGTCTTCCTTAAATCTTATTTGTACTGAGTTTTCCTTCATTTCCTTATTGCCTGTTTTAATCGTTTAACTAATTCTTTTCTTATATGAGAACGAACTATTCTGGTAAAGTTTTTATCCGTTAAGCGAAAAATCTCTTCACCATATTTCTCAATAAGCTCAGGTGTTTTTTCATCACTTGCGGTCACATAAAAACCTTCTGAGTCAAATACTACAAACATAGACTCATGAAAAGCACCTGTGTCTCGCAATGTGACCCTTGTAGTAGGCTGACCTTTTTTCTTTTTTATTTGTATGGTTTTAGGCTTATATGGCATATAATCCATTATCTTTTCACCGCGGCCGTTAATACCTCTACGATATAGCTGGTCATCTGCTATTGCAGATACTATAACGTCTTCTTTATCGCGAATAATATCTTCAAGATACATAGGTAAATTATCCTTAAATGCTCTTAATCGGTATTCAAGGTTACGAAGTGTCGCGTTATATCTTTTTACAGCCATACTATACAGTTCTATATTTTATACCATTGTTTTTACAAGGAAGGCAAACTCTGTCTATTCCTTGAGTACTGATATTTATTGCCTTAAATGCCATATCAAGTTGATAGCTAAGGCCAGATTTTTTCATAGATGAAGAGTCGCCATCAACTTCATAAAGAATATCAAGCCTAGATGCATTTATTGAATGCCTGTTTGTACGTACATTAGCATTATAAGCAAACTCACGTAGCATATCTACTGCTACTTGTTTTGCTATAATATCTTGGAATAACAATCGCTGCTCTATTATAAAGTCAGTAATATCACAGGCCACGGTTATCTCAAGATTTAATCCGTAGTTATTATCATAGGTATATTGATTGTTTTCAACATCCCACAGATGTGGCTCTTCTTCTATCTCAACCAATTCCTCATTAACAAAAAACGGGTGTACTTCTATATACTTAGACCAAGCTTGCCAAGCTAATAACTCTTTACGTGAACATGAGCCACACGGCTCTTTAGACCAATCTTTATTTTTTCTTATAGCTTGACTACCTTCTGGTAATTCAGATTGAAAATAGTACAAATACCAGCTACCACCTGCATCATTATTATCACCTTGGTATGGTAGATATATATCGTTAAGTGAAAACCACTCTATGCTGTTTTTACGTATCTTATTAAGCTTTATTATCTTGACTGGTGCATCCATGCTAGAATGCATAAGATATAAAGTATATTCGCCAGGTTCTGTAAACTGTAAACCTATCTTATTGATTTTAGTAGTTACGCCTTTTGCTCTTATTGGTATAATTTCAAAGCCAACTAGATTTTTCTTATTCTTTACAACATCTACTAAACGGCCAGTTCCATCAAATAGTGTTCTATTTTCGCATAAAGTCTTATATGTGCCTTGTGCGATTTTTTCATTGCAATATCGTGAAATGGCTTTTTGAATACTAGCTTTTGTTTTGCTTTCAAGCCATTCAGAAAATGGATTGGTTTCAACCCAATACTCAGACTCAATATCAGGCTGTTTTCCAACTGAATTTTGTAGAGCTTTATACAATAGCTCATTGTATTTTACTATATTACCTTTAGAATATGCTTTTTCCGCGCTATATTCCTCAAAAGTCATGTTCTTAAAATCCGGAGCGATACAAGACATATTCTGCAAGGTCAGCAGCGGGTGAATTTGCTGAAAATATAAACCACTTTCGCTCACAGTTAAAGCATCAGATATTTTTAAGTCTGATGTGTCATAATTTTGCTCCCATCCTATCAAATGGAGTAATTTTTCTTGTATATCTATAGCTCTAACCATAATTTTTATATGTTTTAATGAAAAACAGGAGGTCACTAAGGTATTTTCCTCAGTGCCTCCTGCCAAAGCTAATAACAACTCAAAGATTTGCTATTTACCCAATAGCGAAATCATTGCTGAAATCACTATTGAATGACCTTCAGGCACCGGCTGCTACTGTTTTAACAACATCAACAGGCGTTGCATAAACTGCATCTTCGCTAGAAACGTTAAATGCAAGAATAGGACTAGGCAAAGTAGCTCTATCACTGTTATAAGCGGTGATAAACGCTACATCAACTGCAAATCCGTAATGTTCCTTGCGGGTGCGGGTCATATCTGCAGTAGCAGCTCCTGCAATAGTGCTATAGTCTCCTACAGAGTCGTAGAAGTATGTACCAACAGGCATGTTAATAACAGGATAAGTAGCAATATCCCACTCATGGCCGTCACCTGAAATAGTTCCGAGCAAGCAATCACGCTCATAGCGCAACAGCATTCCAAGTGAACCTGCATTCACGGCATAGCCTTGTGCATATTTACCACCAGCTGCTGCAATGTTGTTCGTCAAGTGAATAATCTTGTTGCCAAACTCATTTTGCTTGTTTACGTCGTTGTACAAACCATGTTGCTGCAACTTGCGCATGATACTCTCAACTCCAGGGTCACCAATGATATGCAACTGGCCATAGAAATCATTTGCTCCCATAAGCACCTCAAGGTCGCCAAATACGTTCTCACGCTCTGTCCACTTTGCATTCAACGCATTAGTTGAAAAATCATACAACAGCTTGTTCTTAAGAACCTGAGTTTTATCTGCAGCCAAAATAGCCAAAGCAGCTTCATCGAGTTTCTTTGCGACAGCGTATGCATACTTCATCAACTTAGTGTCAAAGTCGCGCTGAATACCAATTTCGTTGTTCATGTACATTGCCGGAGCAATAGTAAAGCCCCATGAATAGGTAGCAAACGTGATGTCAACAAATCGAGAAGTGTTTTCGCTATCAGCAATTGTCAAAGAGCGAGTATTACCAATAGTAACATCCGCATCATAGTCAATTACTGGAGTTTGAAGAGTTGTACCGATAGAAGTACGGGCCTTCTCTTTCAACTCAGGGGTTAAAATACCTGTAGGGTCATTCGACTGCACCATAAAAGCATCGAGCGCGCCGTACCTACTTGCACGATACTCATACTTATCCAATCTGGAATTAGCAAGAGTGTTCTGAATACGAGTTAATACTAAGCTCATAATTTTTAGTTTTTAATTTGTTAAACATTTTGCTATATGGTGCATTACCCTTTTACGCCTAATAGCATTTTTTAATTTCTCTTCTTTTTAGGACGTGCCTTTTTATCTTATTGGCAAAGTTGCCACGTTGTTTTCATTTCTTATTTCTGTAAGCTTTTCTCCAAACTCTGAAGAGTCACGGGTTAAGCCGTTTGCAAGAAGATGAGCTTCAATTACTTTGTCTGCTTCAAGCTGAGTTCTTACTCCAGTCAAATCAAGTGTTCCTCCTTGACCGCCTCGTCCCTGAAAACCTCCTGTACCGCCACCTGTTTGTTTGCGACCTGCATCAATTACATCTTTCAAAGATGTTTCCATAACAAGCTCAGAAATAGTATAAGGATTAAGATTGTTTTTCGGGTTGTTAAGGATATTTCCATCAGCTCCTCGAATAACAAGTTTCTTACCTCCTTGACCATCTTCTACAAAATCAGGTGTACCTTTTGCCAAAATTTCAGCTTTTGCTGCATTAAGCAGCGTTTTCTGAATAGGCTCAGTAATACCAGCTTTGAACTTAAGACCTGTAGTAGCAGCTTGAAAAGCATAATCTACGTGTACATCTTTCAGTTGCTTGTTAAATTCAGCTTCTTTTGTTTTGTAGTTATCTTGCTCAGTTTTAAGCTTAGATTGAAGCTGAGTAACTTGAGCCTTAGCATCTTTAAGCTGCTGAGTAAGCTCCTCATTTCCTGCATTTTTCTCGAGCTTTGTCTGCAACTCAGTTACTTTAGCATTAGCTGCATCGAGCTCTGCTTGTACTGTTTTTACAGACTCAGCTTTTGTTTTATATTCGCCGAGTACGCGCTTAGCGTAATCATAGCTCTTTTCACCATCTCTTTTTTTTACTCCAGTAACATTGAAAATATCGGTATCATATTGTCCATGCAAAGCACCAATTTTAGTACCAATTACCGTATTTTCATCATTTCTTGACATTTCAGCGATTGCTGTAAGCTGAGCATCAGAGAGACCAGCTAATGCTGAATTTTGTCGTAGCATCTCAATTGTTAACATAGCTTTGATATTTTAAGTTTTTAATTTTCTTTTGCAACAAAATCTTTTGCCTCTCCGTACGGGTCATGCAATACTTTCATTATAGAATAGCCGAGACCTTTGAAATTCTTTTTGAAAAGTTGCCACTCAGCAAATGTAAATAACTGAGTACACGGCTTGCTTTCTTCTTTTCCTGTCATAGGATTAAAGCGGCGACCTTTTACAATCGACAGATGTACAAGCTTTTCAGTACCAGCTTTTGGCTCATATTCACCATTGCTAGTAGATGAAGTTTTTTCTTCGAGAACATCCTCAATGTCTACAATATAAAGAGCTGTAGCATCAAGGTCTTCTTGCATTGCTTCTGTCCACCTCTTATCTTTGCTTGATTTAAGCTTCTGGAGGTCAGCTTGATGAGCTTTAGCTGCAATATGAGCCTGCTTAAGTGCGTCAACAGTACTATTCTGCAGTTCCTGTAGTGTCATTTTCTGTAACATACTCTAAAAGTTTATTTGTTATTATATCAATTTTTTCTCTTAACGGCTTATTTGAAGCAAACTCAATTATGTTAATGTTTTCACGCTCAAATTTGTCGACTAAAGTACTAAAATTTATTTTAAGTTTTACCAATTTTTCATCTATTAACTTTTTTTCATACAGTTTTAACACTTCATCCAAGGTTTTATGCGGATAAGGCTCTAACTGTTTCAAAATCAGCATTCTCTGAAGTACCAAAGGATTGTTGCGATACTCAACTTCAAGAATTTGTTGTGATATTGCATCTAGTTCTGAGTTGGATGCTCCATTTTCCTTTGCTTGTTTGTACTTAGAATAAAGCTCTGTTACAGTAAAAACGTAAAACTCTGTGCCCCAGTTTACAGAAGATGATATAAAAGCATTTCCATATCTGAGTTTGCAAACAGTATCTTCAATGAACTTCTGCGCTAACTCAAAATTAGTCTTGAGAGCGTTTAGCACTGAAGTCTTACTTTCAAAATTAGCAGTTACTTGCGTTTCGTTTATGGCTTCTTTTTCACTTACAGTACCTCCAGAACCAACTACAGAAATAACAATCTCATTTTTAAGTCTTGCACACTCGTTGACATTATAATCAAGCGAGTCTTTATCTATAGTAGTAATCTGAACAGGGTTACGCATATCAGCGACTCCCTCAGTTTGATTAGGTATAGGTACCTCTAAGAATGAACCAGGTCCAGCTATTCTTTTTTCACTGCAACAAGGGCATTTCTCCACGGTGCCATCGTTAAGTATCTTATACTCTCCTTTAGTATTGCGCAAAAAGCCTCCGTCACAGTAATCACCAGTTTCGCTATTCTCAAAATTACAGTCAGCCTCATAAGCACTATAAATAGGATATGGCGCATAAAGGTCAAGATGCTGTTTAGACAGAGCAAAAAACAAATACCAGTCCAAATTGGAAAGCTCTTTTGTAATTGGATTCTTTTTAAGGTCTTTATTTTTCTCGTTTAACTGCGTTGACCAAAAAAATCTTGCGGGACAATATCCTAAATCATGCTGAGCCTCAGAAACTAATGATTGAATTTCATTCTTTTCATTAAGCTGATAAATCCTAATGCTAGTATCATCAAATACTGCTATTCTATGCTCTGGCTGATTAAAAATAAGCCAGTTAAACAAATTCTCATCTTGCTTAGAAAGCTCATAATCAATTACAGAGTCAATTTCAAGCCAATAAAAATATGGCTCGGGCCGAACGGAAATTTGTACTAGCGGAAGGTCAACAACAAGTATACTGTTTGGAGATACTTGCATTCGTTTCCAAGCGGTAGTTTTCCATACTTCGGGCTCATTAAGATTATTCTTACGATACTGAGACCAATCTTCAGCGAGTTCTGAGTCCGTGAATTGATATGAGCTAGATGAGTTACGGCTATAGAAAACTCTTTCGAGTTCTCTATAGACGTCCTCAACTACAGCAGGTGTGGACAATGGAAATTTGAACAACTGCAAAAAGATGTTATATTTATCCTTTGGCAACAACCTTCTTACCCAATCTAAAAATACAGTTATTGGTTGGTTAATATCAGATACAGCGATATTCGTCTCAGTGTGAAAACGGAGACGACGCTGCATATTTACAGCTTTCTGAATAACCTGTCGTTTAGACGGTTTTTGCAGAATTTGCTTTATCTGATTTAACTCTAAGCCCATTTTCTTCGTCGTAATAATAGTTACTATCTTTCGGTAATTCCCACCCGCCGTTCACGTGAGTACCCATATCAAGCAATCGCTCCGCATGTTGAAGGCCGAACTCTTGCTTGATATTATGCTTAGGCACAACCAGCGTTACTGTTTGTTCTTTTTTCTTTCTCATAATTGAAGTTTTTAAGCTCCAGCGGAAGCTACGTTAACCCAATCAGTGAGAGGATTAAAGTCCAAAGTTTCACGCTTGATAATGTAGAACTTATCACTCCAGTTAGGAACAAAAGACCAGCTAATAGCATTGCTATCAGGCTCTTCATACCCGCCAAGTGACTTATCACCTACAAAGAAGCTGTAAATAGGAATAGGCATGTACTTAGTAGGCTCATCAAGGTCATCTACCAAACAGCCAATGTTGCCATTTTCGTCGATAAGATAAACACCGATGTTTTCACACTGATACTGCTTCAACTGAGCAATAACTTTTTGGTTTTCCTGATAAATTACACCGGTAAAGTTTGTTGCTTCACGACCAATTGTAATAGGAATACCTCCAAGCGTCTGGTTTCCACCACCGAATGTACGAGCTGCTCCAGGTTCTGTAGCAGGACTCTGAATATAAGGCGACACTGTCATCTTAGTACCATTGGCTGCAGAAAACAAAGTGGCAAACGATGCTTTCTTAGTCGGGTCTGCGACAGAGTTCAACTCTCCAGCAGTCTTATAGATACGCTGGAATGCAACTTTTTGAATTTGCCCCATGCTTTCCTTGCAATCGTTAATCTCAAGGTCAGCAAGATGTGCTGCAACAGGGCATCCACAATTTAATCCCATTGTTCTTTATGTTTTTAATGTTAATACTACCGAGCAGCTACCCTTAACTAGCATCGAATTACCTGTATTTGTTCAGAAATAAACTTCTTCACAGTGCAAATATACTAATAAAAATTGAAAGCTGTATACTTTTTGACAATTTTTAACTAAGTATTTTTATCGTCTCATTTTCGCATGATTTTTCTATTTTGATTATAATATCTCAAGGACAATATCTCAAAATGATTAGAAATTACGAGAATAATGCGAGAATTTATTTAATTGCGCGCGCGTATTCCTCTTTTTATAGCTTTTCTTGAGTGCATTTCGATTACGCCTGTGAGCGCATCTGGGGCATCATCGTGCACAGATTTTCGCTTGTTATCTTTTCTATATGTAGTAATAGCGTTGTAAAAATCACGCCATTTCTTATCCCAAGACTCAGGAAATGCCACGTCAGAATTTACAAGAGCTGAATTCGAATAGATACGAGCTGCTTTATTCTTAGTTTGAGTAAATGTATGAATTACTGTTTTGAAGTTCCGCATATTCACTCTTACTTTTGTCTTTACATTTCTAGCAAACTGCCTACCTCCGTTATTCGACTCAATTAAGCATTCATTTGTGCAATTTTCTGTCAGCATTTTGGCTAATAACACTTCTGTTTTCTCCATTGGGTCTTGTGTATATAGAATATCAGTCACGTAGACTGTTTCTGGGGTGTTTATGAAGCATATTGCGCACAGATAGTCTGAGCCAGTATCAGCGGTGTCAACATAGCACCATCTTTGCTGTGCTGCATTGCCTGATGGCAATTCCTGAACTGAATACGTCTTAAACTCATGATACATAAGACCTTCAGTTGGCATAGGATTTTGCATATACTGTGTCTCAAACACCACTGGGTTAATCTCACGTAACTTATAAAGCTCTTGAAGACTATGCTTCATAGACCAAAGCGCATATTCTTCACCAGTTTCAGGATTTACTTGAATTACAGGGAGTGATAAGACTGTCCATGTTTCTGGCTCTACTTCTTGTAAATAGCCACAAAGGTCATGCTCATGAAGCCTCTGCATTATGATGATGATTGGTGTTTTACGTGAATTGACACGATTACGTATAGTATTCTCAAACCGTTGGTTGATGCGTTCGCGTACAAGGTCTGAAGCTGCATCTTCTGGTTTTATAGGGTCGTCAATCATAATTGCGCCTTGAAATATATTTGTAGTAGCTCCTATCATCTGTAATACCTCATTTGTATGGTCATCAAATGAAAAAATGTCATTACCGCCGTCCATTTGTTCAAGCTCTGAGTCCATTCGCCCACTACCAAATCCTGTTACCTGACCTTGTGTTGATACAGCATATAATTCTCCACCGGCTTTTGTTTTCCATCTTTTTGCTGAACCTTTTTCAGACGCTAAAGCAGAACGCGGAAATAAGTCTTTGTATAAATCAAGAGTCATAATATCGCGTATATTTTCAGAATTGTCATATACCAGCATGTCTGAATATGACAAATGAAGAAACCTACATTTAGGATTTAAGGCAAAGCACCAAGATATAAATGACTTTACAACCAGCTGTGTTTTACCATATCTAGGAGCAATGTTTATTATAAGCCTTGTTATCTTGCCATCAACTACATCTTGCAATGCCTTTATAATTTTTAAATGATGGTCTGCAGTTATATATGAAGAGCCATATTGAGCCTTAAAAAATACTTTTGTAAATTTTTCAAATGATGAAAGCACTTCTATTTGCAATAACTCTTTTGGATTCTGTATTAAACTCGGATTTGATATATCAAGAGCAGTAGATTGCATTTCCTTTATAGATTTTATCCGTTGAGCCATACTATTATTATTTTTTAGGTTGTGTATATTCATATCTAATCTCTGCTTCTTTTCTTGCTGCTACAGCATCTTCATAATTGTCAAAATAACCAAGACAGTCATAGAGTGCTCTCCCATTACGGCGCAGACCATTACCTATAGCAGCAACCCATTTTTTATTGTGTTTATGCCAATATACTCCTGTTGTGCCTGACGAATTATTAACATGCTTTTTGCGATTGCGGCTATTTTGCATTCCAGTTACTAGCCTTAGATTATTTATACTGTTATTTTTTGGATTGCCATCTATGTGGTCTATGTCGCTATCATGACATGGCCACTCTTTGTAATAATAAAACCAGGCTAATCTATGAGCTTTGTATGTATATTTACCTATTACTATATTTAGATAGCCCTTATGGTCTATTGTAGTGCCTGCTATATCTCCAGCGTTAGGAGATTTTTTACGTAGTGGTTGAGCGTATTTCCATCTGAATATACCAGTTTTTGGATTATAGTCAAGAATTGATAATAAATGCTCATGTGATAAGGCTTGTTCTTTTGCCTCTAAGCGCTTTTTGTTTTCTTCTATTATCATAATACTATTATAATTTTACTTCATTAGACTTTCGCGAATTATCACGTATGCTTCACGGGAAATAGGCACATTTGGAAGAATGCCTGTTTGCAGCTGCGCTTGCTCTGGAAGGTTAAGCTGCATTGCTCCTTTACCGAATATACGGTCCCAAAGTTTCTCAACTGTTTCTATATTGCCAAGTTTCATATCTTCTATTAAGCGCTTGATAACAGTTTTTATTACAACTGGTATCTTCTTGTTTGAAAGAAGTGCGTTAAGCTGGCTTTCATTGCACGTTAACAAACAAGCCAATAAATTGGCCGTGTCCTGCTTTGTAAGCTGAACACTTAAATTGATATTAAGGCTAGTAAGAAGCTTTGTTATTTCAGGCCTTGATGCTCCTTGTAACTGAAGTGCTGAGCGTATAGATGATGAATATGAGCCTTTGCCCGAGTCATGGCGTTCTGCTAACTCAGTTGCTTTAAGCGGCTCTACAGTCTGAGCCTCAAGTGCCTCAATAGCCTCAACTCGTTTTTGCTGCTCTACGATGCGTTTGGCTTGAAGTTCAGTTTGGCCATCTGGTATTTCTTCCACACCAAGCTCTTCTGCTAACGATTGGCGTTTTTCTTGTTTGGCTTGAAGATTTTTAAGCTTCTGCTTTTCAAGATACTTAATACGAGCCAATTCCTTTGCATCTTGTTTTGATTTGATGCGCGTGGCCTCTTGTTCTACAAGCTTGGATGTGTCCGGATTAGACATTCCAGGAACTACTGGGCGTGATGGCAGTATATCTGCTAATTTCTGTGCTATTTTATCTGTTTTCATATTGATTATTATACTTTTGTTGTTTATCTAATATAGTTTTACTTTTTTCTTCTAGTATTACATCTTTTTTTATTTGGTTTTGCAACTGCCTATATTCGGTCGCTTTTCTAAGGTCTGGTTCTATTGTTATTATATCATCTGTATTATTAAATCTCCATACAGAGCCGTATGCTATTCTTCGCTGGCCATTACAGCACATATATATAGCGCTCGGATTGATTTTTGTAGATACTGAATTTACATATTCTCTTATAGAATCCCACTTTTTATAGAATTTATATGTATTTTCTGCTATCTTAGTATACTGATACACAGCCCTATGTGGATAACTACGTATAGTGTCTGTTCCTGATTTACGTATTGTGTCTGGTATTTCCCATTTTGCAGCGTATCCTGGTATAATTGCTTTTTCTGCCACACATTTATTTAGACTATTTATTATATTATGCCCGTATGGTGCATAGGCACTATACTCATCTATCAACTCATACATTCTTGAATATACGTTTAACAAGTCATTTGGTAGCGATAAAGCATTAAAAGGAATTTCTTCTGTTGTCACTGTTATGTATTTGCTTTCTACTATGGCTTTTACAAGGTCCGGATTATTTTTGCATAACCATGAGACGTTGTGAAACGCGTTGTATATAAGCCTATCTATTTTATTCTTTACAGAAACGGCATTAGTTTCTCCTGTCCAGCCAACATAGAACTTGTTATCATATTCAAATTCTAGTATAAAATAAGCACTTACAGATTCAATATTAGAACCTTCTTGTAAGTCTACCAAGTACTTGTATTTACCTATTCGTATCATGTGCATATTTTTAATGTTTTTGCAAATATAGTCATAAAGGCTGATAAGTAAAAATTCTCGCAGACTAAAAATTAAAAATTAACATTTTTTATATTAGTGAATAATTAACATATTAATATCATACTTCACAAGTATTTAGGCATGTATCTTAATCAGTGAATAGAAAATTAGGCTTTTGTTTTTCATGTTTCTACTTCACAAAATAAAACTAATTGAAAATCAATAGTTTATTAAATTTAATTAGTGAATAGAAATTAAAGGGCATAGAAACAATCATCTTTAACTCTTCTATGAAGTCTTATACTGTTATATGTGATATATGATAAGCCTATCTATTCACATATCACTATTTCAAATCTATTTTATCTCTCCTACATATTTATTGTTTATATTGTTTATTAAAGTCTAATTTATTGAAAATCAATCAGTTATTGAGAAACTTCCCTTTGATTTTGCATGTTTATTTTGTTTCTTTGAAAATTATTTCTGGGCGTTCGCTTCTTTATTGCGAGAATGTCATTTTGTCAATTCCCTATTAAGTCTAAGGGCCTAGATAGATATTTGCGAGAATGTATGCAAGAATGAGAATTTATGAGCCTCTGGGCCCTGCTCATACTTATATATGATTTGAATCCCAATTTGCGAGAATGATTTGAAGCCAAAAAATTTTTCTGCCTATGGACATGGCTCTATATACTATATATAGGGGCACGCCGGCACCGCGCCAGGGGCCTAATTTCCCAATGCGCAAAATTTTCCAATCTGCGAAATATTTTATGTTAAAAATCTATAAGGCTATGTGCCTCATTGGTTAAGGGAATGAAATACCGTTAAGTCATGTTAAATGTGGATACTTGCCTGAATGCCTTAACACTTTTTAACATGATTTATTTTCAGGTATCAATCCAATTACAGGCATACAGGCAATCCGTCATTAAAATTTAACAATTGCTTAACACTTCTTAATATAGAATATTTTACAGGTTCAAAGAATATACAGGTACTACACCAGTCTATCCATTAATATTTTTTAATATAAACAACCAGAATACTTAACATATATTTAACTTGAATATTTTCCTATGATAATAATTATACACCATGTTAAAAAACATCTGAGAAAATTTCCATAATAAAAAAGTTTTACCTACCATAAAAATTTTATTCAGATATTTTTATATTTCAAATATTATTTGTATATTTACATATCGAAAAACAACGGAGATATTCAATGATTGAACAACAAAATTTAACACAAAAAATATCTCAGAAATTTTTCAGATTAAAATAAAAATTGTATATTTGTATATCGAAAAACAACAAAGTTATAAACATAAAAAACAGTTAAACTATGAAAGTAAACAGAAATTATCGATTTGTGTTAACAGTAGTTGACAATTCATTGTTGGAAAACGAGTCATTGACAATTGAACAGGAAAGTCGTACAGGAGAATTCATGTTCGAGTCAGAGTGTCATTATTACTGTGAAAAGGAAATTATTTCCGCAGTGAAGGAGGCGGAGAAACGCGACGCACTTGGAGAATATTACAATCACACGTATTGTATCTACAAAGAAACAAAAGTGAAAACAGTGACAGAGACAAGACAGGAGGGTAACGAGAAAATCACTGTGACAAAAGAACTTCCTACAGAGGCGATGTTGGTTGAAGTGATAACAGTGGATGAAAACGGTATCAACATCCGTTGATGCCGGGAGAAGTCCAGACCGGGAGTGTCACACAGGAGTGTTGGCAGTGGTGGTTCGACTCCACTACTGGACACAATTGACAATAGTGTCAAGAGAATTATTAAAACCGTAGAAATATGAAAAAGACAATTGGAAATGTTGTGATTTCTTGTGAAACATCGAGAGAATGTGAAGTCACCAAGAGAATTTATAACATGGTCCTGAAAGCAACCGATGTTTGCCCAGAAGGTGAGCTCCTTACAGACAAAGAGCTCGAAAGAATGAAGCTGAATAACGTCAAGCGTGACTGGCCAGAAACAAGCAAGGTAAAAGTTTACAGCGAAGACGTTTATTTCACCTTTGGAGTAAGATTTGCAGCAGTTATTCAAGAAGTAATACAAGAGAACAATGGAAACAAACAGAACAATATTTGAGTCTCACGGATATTTATATAAATAAAGTATATTAATAACAACTTAAAAATTTACAGTTATGACAAAGACAAATTATGAGTATGCAGTTATTTTTTCTGAAGAAGATGTAAAACACGATTTTATTAACTGCATAGCTACTGTGATTGAAGATTGCGATGATATAATTATACTCGTAAGAAATGGCAATTATGCGGATATAAGGCAGATTGCAGAAATTACTTACTCCCATGAAAGAGGCAACGGCCCAGAATGGAGAATATCAGTTAATGAAGAAACAGCAGGTCTATTAGGAATAGATGAAATACCAAGTGAATTGTTCAGTATAGCTATGATGCTGAAAAATCAAATGAGCATGCCTATGGACTTTAGCACTGCGTTTGAAGCCGCAAAATTAATTACTGAAAGCTTCAGAGTTTCGCATAAGTAATGCCTTAGCCGCTGCAAGGAAATGATAAAGGGAGCGATACCCACAGCGGCACAATTCATAATTTTAAAATTTACAACAATGGAAAAAGCAATTAAAAAAGCAAAGCTGTTAGGAAACACTGGAATGGTGTTAGTTATAATTGGATTGACTGGCCTGGCTTCTATCAGCGATTGGCAGAATTTTTATATGTTCGTATTAGCAGTAGCTGCGGTAATGTTAGTGTTGTCAAATGCAATTCTTACAGATATTCACAAAAATATTAAGTAATATGGCTGCAAATCAGATATATGTTACAACTTACAGACTCGAGATTAAAGCAACTCGAGAAAATCTGGATAACGTAGAAAACTTCATGGAAGCAATCGCAGATATTTCTGTAACGCTTTATACTATGCCGGATGTGTTTATTATTACAGTAGCATCTGATATGCTGAACACAACCCAATTGTGCAATGTGGCAATTAGATTTTTTGGCAAAGAGGGATATACTATAAGTACTCTCGGGATGCTCGGACCATTCAAGAAATGCCGTTAACACCTTTTAACAAAGAATTTTGAAAAAATTTCTCAAAACGGTTTTCTAATATAAATAATCATATTATATTTGCACTATCGAAAAAACATATAAACATTATTAATAACAACTTAAAAATTACGACTATGGCAACAAAGAAATTTGCACAAATGAGAACAAAATCGCTGAAAGCATTGTTAGAAACAGCAAGTGAAGAAGATAAAGTAGCTATTGAAGCAGTTCTTGCTGAACGCGAAAAAGCTAAAGCTGCTGTAGCTGAAGCTCCTGTTGAAACTCCTGCTGAGGCACCAGCTGAAACTCCTGCTTTCGAAGAAGAAACTCCGCTTACTCCGGAAGAAGAAGCTGCTCTTAAAGCTGCTGAAGAAAATTGCGGTGTCAATCCTATGTACACAGGTCGCACTGCAGAAAGAAAGCCAAAAGCTTCAGATGAAGAACGTCATGCTTTAGCTGAAAAACTGAAAGCTGAAGTTGTTAACCATCGTTGCCAGGCAGTTCCTTTCAATACTGCAGAATGGGTAGACGGTTATATCGCTGGAGTTATTGAGGAAAAACGAAGCAACAAAGTACTTTTGGCAATCAAAACTGACGATGGCCGCCGTATCGTTAAGGTACACGACAGTAACCTTGTTCGTATTTTGGACGAAACTATTGAACCGGAAAAGAAAACACGCGCAGGCCGCAAGCCAAAAGATGCTTCTGAAAAAGTTGAATGGACTCCGGAAGCAATTGCTGATGAAGTTAACGAAGTTATCGGCAATGTCGGTAAAACAGTGGAAATTGAAAAATACCGTACTACAGACCCAGAAACTGGTGAAGAAAAAGTTGAAGTTACTGTTGGTCGTATCGTGGCAATCGTTCCTGATAAACGCGCTCAGCGCTTGTTGTACCGTATCTCAGTTCCTACTCCGGTTGAAGGCAATCCACTCGCTGCAAAAATCATGCATAAAGTTGTGAAAGCTGAGGGACTTAAGATTGCTGAAACATTCGATGCCGAAGGCGAAGAACTTAATAAGAAATATTGCGAACGCCGCGAAGCTGCAGCTACTCGCACACCACTTACTCCTCAGGACCGCGTTCTCCGTTGCGAAGAGAACTTGAAAAAAGCTGAAGAGAAATTGCAGAAAGCTCAGGAAGAGCTGGAAGCCAAGAAGAAACAGCTTGAAGAAGCAAAGAAAGAACTGGATGAATACCTTGCCGCTCAGCAAGGTGCCTCTGAAGCTCCTGCTGAAGCACCGGCTGAAGCTCCTGCCGAAGAGCCACTTGCATAAGCAAATCTGTTTAGGGTTAGTAACCGTCTCTGTGAAGAGGCGGTTATTTTTTTTATCTGTACCACAGAAGCTGCACAGCTTTATTTTAAGCTATGCAGCTTTTATAGTATAAAAAGGACTCATTTTCGTGCGTTCTAGGACACTTTCATATATTAGATGTAGCTCTATATTAATTCATAAAAATAACATGATAAAGGGAAAAAGAAGTATACCTATCAATGTATTTTTCCATGGCCTCCATATATAAGATTTGAAGTGCCTCAGCTTCACATTTATATCCAAGCAGCATTACTCACAGTTATTAAAAGTTTTAATTAAAAAGTCGACTCATTTTCGCGCGTTCTAGGACACTTTCATATATTAGATATATAAATCTACATTTATAAAGAGAAATGATGAGAGAACGCGAAAGAATGATGAAATTTCATATATTTTTTATAATCCAAGGCTCATACGTTTCAAGCCAAAGCGGCAATAAGCCCGTGAAAAATTTTTATGTTAAAATTATTAAAACAGTATTCTATTTAAAGGTATTTTGGTACTTTAGCATATAAAAGAACAATTGTAAAAATGTTAAAATATGTTACACACTAAATCTGGTAAAAGCCGTAAACTAGTTATAGTTAGGCCGTTTATGCCTGAATGCACCGGTTGTATAGGCCAATCTCATAGTGGCCTATGTGATAGATGTCCGCACAAGATTTCCGGTGTAGCTTTAAGCAAGAGAATTGAACAAGAGAATACTAAAGCCCCAACGGGAGAATTGTCAAACTATTAATACAGAAAATTATGGGAACATTTGAACAGGAGAATACCCAAGAGGTACAACAGGAGAATACTCTGTCTAGTGAAATAGAAGAATTATCTCAACCGCCAAGAGTTGCTCAATTAGTTCAACCTAAAGAAGCACTTGATGAAATTGCGGAAATTGAAAAACAATATCGTGAAACAGTAGAAAAAATGAACAGATGAATTTCAGAATGGACTACAGTAAAAAGCAAGTCATGCAAATATCTAATGATGCTTTTTACTACTTGTATTATGGAGAAGAGCCATTGGATGATGAAAACATGGAAGAGGCACAAGAGATTGCCGATATGTTTCCTAATGGTTTTGTCATAGAAGATAACTGGGAAAATGTAGATGACACAGACCTTATAGAATGTACATTTGTGCCTTACGTAAAAGACGATATGGACTTTGATGAATACGAAAACCTCACAAAATACATTCAACTTCAAATTAAATGGCTTGATACTAACATTATTAGAGCTTGGTGGTTTTACGAGCAAACTGGAGCAAGAGAATTGCAAGGTGATTTTAAGGTTTACACAGACAAATATGGCAATAGGTGTTTCCATACAGGAGAACAAGATAAGGACTTTGTATCAGGAAAAATGAGCCTATATTTCTTAAAGCATTTCAAAAAGAAAGGCTGTTAACTTACTAACAAGAAAAATATAGCGGGAGAATACCAAATAAATATTTTCCCGCTATTTTTTATTCCTCGTTAACAACAAGAGAATAACCGATACCTCTTTTTGTTTCAATAACAATTCGTTTATCCATTTTAAGACAATTACGTAAAAGGCACATGTGGACGTCTAAACTACGCTTATTGAAATAATTATCATCAGTCCATACTTGTTGCATAAGTATCTTTTTTGGTAGTATCTCATTTTTATAGGCACACAATAAAGATAGAGTTTTGCTTTCTTTATTTGTAAGCTTTGTTTCTACTCCATTTATTGATAGAGTATTTTTCTCTGTGTCAAATGTATAATTACCAATTTTGTAAGATAGCTCAATGGCTCGCACTTTAACACCACATCTTCTTAATATTGCCTTTATTCGTCTTATTAGCTCTTCGAGGTTATATGGCCTGATTATATAATCATCTGCTTCTGCGTCAAAAGCATCTATTATAAACTCGTATCTAGATTGGTCTGATACCATTATAACAGGTGTTCTACGGTCTGTTTTACGCAAAGTTTTTAATAACCTCAAATCACCAGGTAAGCTAGTTTTATAGTGTCCGAGTATACACAAATCATAATTCTCTTCTTTTATTTTGTGAAGTATATCTGCTTCAGTAGACGTAATTACTTCAAAGCCGTAAAACTGTAAATAGTCTGTCATTACGCTACAATCTTCGTCCTGATAGACCAAAATTCTTGGTAAACCTATTTGCTTATTCATTTCAGCTTTTCTATTATACTGTTATACAATATTTCAAACCAGAATGGATTTAATCTCAGCAAATCGAAATAAGTATATACACCTTTTTGTATTATAAGTGAAGCATATTTAAGTTCCTTTTTAGTTCTTTTGTCTTTATGCTCATGGTAAAAGGTTATAAACTTGTCAATAGAAACCAAAAATTCCGGCTTGCGTTCCATAAGAATTTTCTGCTCTGTATTTTGAGCAAAATAATATGGAATGTTAGGCATAGCCCAAAAAGTAAGATTATTGCCATATTCTTTACTAGCTCTATATAAAAAGCCAGGACATATACGGATTGAGTCCGGATATAGCATTTTGCATAATCTTAACCTTCTTGGTATGAATGGATTGAGCAGCATGGCTAATCTCTTGTTTATAAGAGCAGAATACTTATCAATCATTCTTGTATGCTCCTCGACAAGCAAAGAGACTAATAGCTTAATATTCTCGTTTCCAATAGGGTCACTCAACCTTATATATTCTTGGTTGAATGCCTGTCTTTGAATACGTATTCTATCTTGCTTAAGTCTCTGAGCTTTTTGTCTATTAGCTTTTGCTAATGCCAAACTTGCTTTGCGCTGTCCTTCGTCACCATGTAGAAAAGTAGTGTCTTTTGTTAACTTACGCCAAGCATCATTTCCATAATATTCTTCGATTTCAGCATTTTCTGGCAACTCAGATAATTGCGTATGCTCTTCTTCTAAGGCAATCTTTTCGCTTGCCTCTTCTTGAGCTTCTTCAATATCCTCATCATCACCTTTAATCTCTGCAATGAATTCGAGTAGCTCTTTTTCTGTTAAGTCTCCATATTGCTTAATATCTTCCATGCCACTTAAATAATGACTTGATTATATCTTTTCCAGCTTGCTTGTTAAGCAATCCAAAGTATGCGATTGCAAGTGTGAGTCTTGCTATTTTATGCAGCAACCAAAATGCTACATAAGCTGGAAAGTAAATTACTCCCAGTATTTGCCAAGTGATTTTGGCGATTTTATTAAAAACCTTTTTCATAATATAATTCATTTAATGTTTGATTTAGTGGAGCAAATTGTGTATTTATACGCATATTTACACGTTGCATGCTACTTACAGCATTTATTTTTCTAATTACTGTACTTTCCATGCAAATATCGGTGAACATATCTATGAGCTGTTCTTTGCTCATATTTTGCAGCTTGCTCTTAATCAGATTTCGTATTTCCTCTTCGTTCATCTTCCAATTTTTTAATAAGAATTGTTTGCTTAGTTTCTTCTTCAGCTTTAATCTGCTGAACAGTTCTATGAAAAGCTTCATCGCATATTCCTTTTATGAAAGTTCTTAGAGTAGAAGGATATTCAGTTGTATCTATATCCTTATCTAGCACTTTAGCATAAAGAGCAGCTAAGGCTTTAGGATTATACACTCTTTTTTCTTGAAGTCTTTCAATTGGTCCTCTTTTGAATTGAGCACCTTTTAACTCAAGGTCTTTTCTTGTTTTACGTAAATCTTCCATAAGGAATTTTACGTGACCTTCAAAAGCAGGCATTTGAATAATATCAATAACTTTCAAATCTTCCAGCTTCATTTTTATAAGTTTTTAAGTTGTTGTTTATAATACTTTTCTTGCATATCGAAATGTCTCTTATATATATGCAAATCATGAGCAAAATGGTAATAAGTGCCTATTGGCACACCGAGCTCATCTGCGACTAATTGTTGAAGTTTTGTCCAGCAATATTGGTCATTGCAAAAACCATAAACCAAATCGTTGCTTCGCATAGTTACACACATATCAAGAGTTCCTATTTGAGGCTTAATATCAAATCCGACTGACAGTGTACAAGGTGTATCATATTCATAGTCATCTTTTTCTTTACCATCAAATATAGTAAACCAAGCTTGACGAGTATCTTTATTCTCTTTAAGCTGTTTAATGCACTTTGCCAATTGGTGATTGCGAGTCCACTGCCATCCATAATTAGAATTGACAATGTTATCTCCACCATGCATTTTATCCCACATAGGAGCATGCTTTTTAATTTCAGCTACACTCCTATCTCCAGACATATACCAGGCATATTCGCGCTCTGCATATCGTTCGCTAAATTTACGCCATTCTGTTGTTATGACACGTTGCTGAGGATTAAGTAAATAAAAACCAACATTGTAAACAGCTTTTGTTCCAACATTAGTATTTACTCCTTGGCCCATAATAAAAGCATATAGGTCTTCAAAAGCCTCAGTAGCATTTTTATAAGCTATGTTCATACGTTATTCTCTTCTTTATCTTTATATTTATAATCTAATATAAGTGCAACTCCATAATCATACCAAAGAAGCTCATCAAGTTCTTTTTCAGTTTTGCAATTATATTTACATAATTCAGCTTCTAAATCCATCGGACTTTCAATGTGAACTTTATCTTCTATATACTTTGCCATATCATTTAACTATTTTATTAGTGTTACTGTTATAAACTCTAAACAACAATTCTTCAGCTTCCTCATTCATGGCATTGCAAATACTTATTGCTTCTTCCATAGATAAGCATGTAAGTTCTTCGTCGTTATCATTTACTGCAATTTCGCCAGTTATAACTCTAACATCAAATGAGTTTGCAGAAGCAAAAGCCTTAGCGGCATCAAGAGCTTGTATACAAATATAGTGTACCGCATCCCAGTATATATAAGATAACCGGCTCGTGCCATTGAGTATTTTTATATACTGTTCTCTTATATTTTCTGGTTTAAACATACCGGCTTTATCCATGTGCTCGTACTCTGCAAGCCATCTGCCATATCCTTTATTCGCTTTGAACTTGTTAGCATATACAGCTGCGAACCTAAGAAACTGGCTTGTATTAATTATTTGAGGAATTTCTGCCATAATCTTTAAAGTTATATTCTCGCGCGTCTTAGAGCCCACCTGTTTTTCTGAATATAAATCTTTTGCTTCATACTTAAAGTGCAATATCGCGCGCGAGAATAGTGAATAAATTGATTATTCATTGAATGTTAGTCCATATTTTGCCCACTGAAGAACAAATCCAAGACCTTCCCAAATTTTATCTTCAGCTTTAATTCGAGCATAATTAGAACCAACATTTAAATCAAAGTTTTCAGGTTTTACACAAGCTGCTTGACCATGAACCTCAAATCCAGTAAGACAAGTAAGAGTAGTATTAGTTGTTTTAGTACCAACTTTTACATTTTCAATATTACTAATAAATCTCTTAATATCATTTACTTTAAGAGTATCTCCAGTAGGGTCTTCAAGTTTATAATAAGCTTTCTCAAACTCTTTAGCAGGACTCCAAGATTTATATCCATCAGGATAAGTTACTTCATAACCCATATCATCTGGATGAGCATTACCAATTTTATAACCTGCACTTAAAGCCATAGAAGCTCTCATAGGAGTAGCTTCAATCATTTTAACTCCAATAAATTTAGCCATAATTTTAAAATTTAATTATTTTTAGTATGACCCAGTAGACCCGAGTGCTCCATCACCACGCTCAGATGAACGGCTGAAAAGCTCTGACTCAGAAACTTCTTCAAGACCTTCATACGATACAGGCACAAGAATAAATTGTGCTATTTTCATACCTGGCTTAATGTGGACCTTGGCTTTGCCGACATTAACAACATGTATATGAATTTCACCTTGGTAATCTTCATCTACAATCTTAGCTCCGAGGATAACGATGCTTTCAAATGCTTCTGCTTTTGGTGTTCTACCAGCTCCAAGGCAAGCCCATTTAGAAGTTACAACTCCTGATTTATCAGCTGCCATAAGCATATATCCTTCTGGAATTTCCATCTTAATACCTGATGGTATCAAAACATCAGTTCCTGGATTTACAATAAAGCCTTTGTTACTGCCAAAGTTAGGAACGAAAAAATCAATTCCTGCTGCTTTACCAGTCCCACGAACAGGGGACTTTACATTTCTTATTTTTGCAAATTTCATGACTACATCATTTTAACAAGTTCCTTAGCTGCTGTTTCTACAGCTCTAGCAAGTCTATGTTCAACTTCTGGACTTATAAGGCTGTAAACTCCTTCTTTTTCAAAAGCATCAGCCATGATAGCTCCAATTTTTGAAAGCTTAGGATTAGAAGCGTTAATGCCATGCTTATCCATAAGTTCTTTATTGTACTCATACTTAATACCTCCTTCTACAGGAATAAGCTTGGCTATTTCTGCATGAGTATTTGACTTTCTGCTCGTAGGAACAGTGATAATAATCTCCTGATTGGTTGTCATGCACATATCTGTGCACATTTCCATTACTTCATTGAAGTTACGTTTAAACTCTCTTGGAGTTACTGAAATTAAACTTTTCATAATGATGCCAAATTAGCAATTAAGTTCAACATATCTGTTACATTAAATCGTCATCGAATAAACTTGGTTGCTCAGTGGCTTTAGGAGCAACTTTTACATCTCCCGGCTTACGCTTTAATACCCAAAGAGTATTACGTGAAGCATCTGGGAACATAGGAGCCATGATATTGGCAATGAGGTTTGAGTCATAATACTCTTTAAGAGCATCAAACATTTTCTGTTGCCAATCGTTCATCAGTGGCTTATAGTCTTTAGCTGAAGCAAATGTACCGAACTTCTTTACTATGTTGAAATGCTTCAACAATATGCCTTCGAGTTCCCAATGGTCAAACTCTTGCACATCAACTCCGCGACCATCACCTGAGTCATAAGTATGATTACCAGCTGCTCCTACAGATGGGTCATAGTTTGGAGTTGAAAGGTAATAAGTAGCGTTATTATTGCCACAAGCCTTAAAGTTCTCCAAAAATGCATCTGCATTCTGTTTGCCAACGTGCTCAAGCACTTCAAAAGCGCAGACTTTGTCAGCATTAAACTTGCTGAAATCCATGTAGTTTTTAACAAGGTCAGCAACATAGAAATGAGCCCAAGGTACATTGGCATACTTCTCAGCTGCTTCTTGAATTGTTTTTTCGCGAATATCGATACCGATATATTCTTTTTGCTTAAACTTGTTTCTGTATAATACCTCAAGCAAGTTAGCAGCTCCACAGCCAAAATCAACAATAGACTCACCAATTTTGGCTTCTTTCAAGATATGAGTCCATCGCAGATAATGCGCAAACTGGTCTCTGTGGAATACATGACGCTCAAATGCCTGGTCTGGTCTGAGGTCTGTTGTGTTATAAACTTTTGCCATAATTATTTTTAATTTTATCTCTAAGTTCTTTATTATTTTTTTGATAGTTTGTTAATAGTCGATACAATGGCGGCAAATAATAAAGCCATATATACTAACAGTAGTAGCCCTTGTATACATTCGCTATGCACATACATCATAATAAATATAGGCGAAATCATTACACATGCTATCACTATTGCTATAGGTGCAAGGCATAAACCTATTAAAAAATTTTTAATAAACTGCTTCATAATTATTTGTCATTAAAAATATCTTTATGCTCTTCCAGATAGTCATTCATAGAGCCCATGTAAGCTACTGCATCAAGAAGATTATCCTCTTTGTGTGCATAAGCCTCACGCGATAACTTAAGAGCTATCATAGCTCTATACATACCAGCAGTTGTTATTTGTTGGTCTTTGGGTGACATCAGATTATAAAGAGCAGCAGCTCTTTCCATTGATGCTTGAAACGGTCCGTATTGACGCTCTTTTTCTTCTGAGCGCTCATTTACGATTTTATTTGCTTGTTCTAAGATGTTAGCCATGATTATTTACCGTTTTTATAGTTAATACAATCCATTTTACAAGAGTCGGCCAATAGCTTATGAACTTCTGGGTTGTTCCATTGAGAATTCATAAGATAAAGCTGTGCATCTTTCTTATATATTTGAGCTTTTGTATATTGTTCTAAAGCTTCTATATGCTTAGTATTTTGGCCTATAGCACTATTCATATAGACAATACATAAAGCTTGTATTACTATGATAACACATAGTCCGATAATTATTTTCTTCATTACACTACTAAATTTTTAAGTTCTTCTTTTAATCTTCTTGCATCCGCTCCTCTAAATGTTTGAGCATTAGCTAAGAAGTATCTAACAATATCTCCTGCAGTATCATAAAAATACATAGCATTCGAATCTGAAGTATCAAGTGTTAGCATTGCTTCTAAATAAGGCACTGCGCCAAAATATACATTAAGCCATGTTGACTTTATATCTTTGGCTATTTGCTGAAAGGTTCTTTTCTTGTCCATTTTATTATCTTTATTTAGATATGCAAATATACTAATTTTCTCCGAGAATAGAAAATTTTTCCTCATAAAAATTACATATTTAACACTTCTTAACTTGGCCGCGCATTATACATTTTCTGGGTATTCCAACTGCAGCAGTTCTTTGCAGTATTGAATAACCTGAATATAATTATTATATACTGCTTGAGTTATTATTCTCCGTTGAAGTATAGTGAGCTTATTCTTAAGAATATACTTGTTTATATTCATAGATAAAGCCTTGTCATTACATCTTCTTTTGTCATCCAGCTCAATAGCTAATTGCGCATAGTGGATGCATTTCTTTATATCCTGAGCGCCATTTTTATTCTTATATCTACTGATATATTTTATTATACAGCCTTGGATAAAAGAACATCTAAGAGCAGCTATTAGCTCTATTGGCTGAAAAGCCATATCCTTGTAATGGCTTCCGCCTACTTGACTTTCTATTGCTTTCATATCAATATACTTTACGTTTATGATTATCTGGTATATACCCATTTGCCACTCTCAGTTCATCCATAAACATAACAGAATTGTAATGTTTAGGAAATTCTTTTATCACCTTAAAGCTTGCTGTTTTATCTTTCACAAAGCTATTATCGTCTACAGGCTCTATATATCCAAGTTTTACAAGCTTATAAAGATACGCGGTTTCTGAGTTTCTACCTGGCTCTTTACCAAGCAAAATTTCTTTTGAACTTACTACTTTGCCAACATTATCGTTAACAAATTTTACCATTTCCAGAAATACTGGAGCTTTTTTACCATTTCTTCCCATATTACATATATTTTTTATATTTGTCGATTTTTGCTTTTATACTATCCATTAAGGCATTTTGCTTTTTATCTTTTGCTTTAAGTGCTCTGATTACATCTTCATCATGAGTGCCCTGCAAAATTAAATGGTTTATAACAACATGATTTTGCTGTCCCTGGCGATATAATCGAGCATTAAACTGCTGATATAATTCAAGACTCCATGTTTGCCCAAACCAAACTATTATGCTACCTCCTGCTTGAAGATTAAGCCCATGACCTGCTGATGCTGGATGTGCCAACATAACTTGTATTTTACCAGCATTCCAGTCTTCAATATCTTTATTGTTTTTAAGCTCTCTTGGCTTATATTTTTTAAGATATTCCACGATTCTATCCCTATCGAATTGATAGGTCCATGCTACAAGCACAGATTGGCCATTTGCATCTTCAATTATCTCCTTAAGAGCTTCAAGCTTAATATAATGAATTGGAAACACATTTCTTTCTTCATCATATATAGCTCCATTAGCAAATTGAAGTAATTTATTTGAAAGGGCAGCGGCATTGACTACGTTTACTTCCACAGGCTTTTCAACAAATACTGAATTGCCATTTTCGTCTTCTTGCTCAACCGTTTCAGTAGCGCTTATTAAGTCAAGTACTTTATTCTTTTCAAAGTCATCATATTGCTTCTTTAGAGCTTCAGGCATTCTAAGCTTTATATAGTTATCTGTCCTAAACGGCATTTCAAGATAATCATCGGCTTTCATGCTTATGCAAATATCCTCTATTTTCTTATGTATTAAATATTCTGAGTCACTCATCAAATCGTATGAATATACGACATGACCATTCGTTTGACCTGGCCGAAAATACCTTTCTCTATATCTGGATATTGTCTTTTCAAGGCGCTCGCCTCTATCCATAAGATATATTTGAGGCCACAAATCAATAAGTCCATTTGGAGCGGGTGTACCAGTTAGTCCTACTAACCTTTTAAGATAAGGTCTTGCGCCGCGTAATGCCTTAAAACGCTCTGATTTATAAGACTTAAAACTGCTAAGCTCATCGACTACTACCATATCAAAAGGTAATTTGCCTCCGCCATATAAAGCACAAAGCCATGCAACATTATCTCTTGATATGATATAAATATCAGCTTTTGTTTCCATAACAGCTGCTATTCGCTGTTTAGCAGTACCTATAATCTTAGAAAAGCGCAAATGCTTTGTATGTTCCCATTTCTCTGCTTCTTCTTGCCAAACTGACTCAGCCACTCGTTTTGGAGCTATAACTAATACAGAATTAACTTCACAATAATCAAACATCAAATAATTTATAGCAGTAAGAGTTGATATGGTTTTGCCAAGGCCCATATCTACAAATACACCGCAAAATGGATGCTCGATTATATGCTGCACGCAAGCTAATTGGTATTTATGTAAATCTGTTTCTTTCATCTTTTGTTACTGTTAAATACAGCTAAACAAACTAAACCAAACAAAGCACCTATTATAAATGCAACTATGTTACTTATCATAAATTATACTATCTATAAATTGTTCAACGCCTTTTATCGTATCTATTACTTCAACTCTAAAACCCAAAGCTCTAAGCTTATTGTGCATATATGCCTGTATGCGTTTAGGCTTTCGTCCAGTTGTTTTTAATTCCACAAAAACTATTTTATGGCCTGGAAATAAGCACATTCTATCTGGTAAGCCTATAAGTTGGTCACACAGCAGTTTTATACACATGCCACCATTTATCTTAACAAGCTCAACCAATTTGTGCTCTACAACTTTTTCACTGTCTACCGTCTCTTTCTTCATAAGTTAAATTTATTGAACTTACAGTTACTCCAAGTATTTGCAATGACCGGTTAAGCTTATCTTTAAGATTTTTCTTGAATTGGGCTACATCATTGCAAGCATTCTCTTCTGTTACATGGTTTTCATCATATTCTATTGTTCTTAAAGAACCATCGGAGAATTTGCATACAACTCTTAGTATTACATATTTCATAACCTGGCCATATAAATGTTATACTCACACTTATCCAAATTAAATTCCAGTCTGTCAACACAAAACTTTTGGCCATTGTATATAACAACCGTTTTGACAGATGGAATATGTTCTATATTTCTTGTTACAAGAAGCACAGAATTACGGTAATTTCCGTATTGCATTTTATAAAAATTTGCTATCATAATAAGCTATCTTTACGTTTATAGTATTTCTGTTTACCATATAAAGGAAAGTTCTTAGTGGATGCTATAGCTTCCCATTCAGGCAATGACCTAAGAATTTCATTAACCTCCCTGGTATTATATCTTGACATTTCTGTCTTATCTTTGCCAAGGCACTCACACCATACTTCAGCAATGCAGACAAAGTCTTTTTGCACTGTACCGTTTTTAGACAATGGGTCTTCAAGCCAACGTCTTCTGTCGTACAGGTCCATTTCATCCCAGTCATCTGGAAATTTAGTATTAAGATATTCTTCAATAATACCTTTTCGCTCATCTGCTTCTGAGTGTTTATGTTGCTCAATCTTAGCAATTATATCTTCATCACCAACGAGGTATAAAGGCTCTTTTGCCAAATATAGTTGATATGCTTCAGCCCATATTTGATTTATTTCATCTTGTGTAAGGTCATCATTTACAGACTTTGTAGCATATTCTGGCCTTACGTCTATAGGCATAAATCGTCTATTTCCTGTCGGGTCACGTAAGAAATCTTTGTTGTTAGTAGTACCAAAAAATACGCATTGGCGCTTATATGTTTCTACTGTTCTACCATACGCCGGCCTGAACATATCTTCTCTTTTTGATATGTAGTGCTTTATTGACTCTACTTCTGCTTTCTTAAGGCCTGAAAGCTCTGCCATTTCAATCAGCCACGCCCCTTGTATCTGTTCAAATGACTCCTTGCCCTGCACAGTCGTGAATGTATCTGAGAACCATTCCATGCCGAGCTTTTTAACGAAAGTACTTTTATATGTTCCTTGTTCTCCGACAAGTATAAGCGCTGTGTCGAACTTAATACCTGGCTCGAATACCCTCGCAACAGCCGCCACCAACGTTTTCCTAATGACGGCTCTAGTATAAGCGTTATCTTCTGCTCCAAAATAATCAATCAATAATGTATTAACTCTCGGTATGCCATCCCACTTTTGAGCACATATATACTCTCTTATCGGATGGAACTTTTTCTTTTCAAATTCAAGCGCAAGCGCGTCGTCCACTTTTTGACTTGACACAATGCCATAAACACACTCAATGTAATTACGAACACCAGAATAGTCAACATCACGAAGAGGCTCCACAGTATCGACTTTACGCCATGGTAACGAACGTGTAACATATCTTTTATTATCAAAAATGTTTAGCTTAAATACATCTTTTAAGAATTGGTCATGCTGAATTATTATATTCAAGTTATTGGCAGAATTATCATATTCGCCTTTTGTATTAGCGTCAAGCTCTTCTGTCCATGAAGTATCATATTCTTCAGGAACTTCTGCTTTTGCTTCTTCTGCAAACTCGAATTTAGCTTCAGCAAACTTTTCTTCAGCAATATGCTTTTTTGTTGTAGAGTCCTTAGAGGCAAATTCTTCCATTGCCTTAAAGCTCTTTTTATCTTTGTCTTCTTTTTCTTTGCCTGTATCTAAATGGCCAAATTTATGTATGCGAACTAAGTCAAATGCATTACATAGTCTACCTCCAGCAGGGTCTGTTCCATGATGAGAATATGCAAATTTATCATCATAGACTATTAAGCCCGCAGCTGTAGAGCCATTTATATACGTATATCGCCCTTCTCCAGCTGGTGTATATACATCTGAAAGAAAAGTCTCAATAGCTTCTTGTATAGTATAAGTACGACAGAAAACACCAATTATGCCTTTTTTATCTTCTGGGTCTTCTTGCTTTTTGATAGCTTGCATTATTACATCTGTGCTATCTGTAGCAGTTGGCCATTCGCTCGTATCATGCCAATCATCATATAGCCCAAGGATATAATCAGCTTCAAGGAAAGGTCCGTCTTGAAATTCAAAGTAGTACTCCATATCTGATGATACAGACGGCCAGAACATAAGTCTATTTACATCAAAAGTTGACTGGTCAAACAAATCAATGTTTAGGTCTCCAGCGACTTTTCGAGCAATAGCTTGATATTCTTCTTGCGATACTTCTCTATCAAGTGGAATTATCAATCTGTGTCGTGGCTTTTCAGGGCATGACTTATGGGTTGAATGAATAACCGCAGCACAATCAAATAGCATTGTAAAGTCCCACCAAAAGTTCTCATGAGAAAAGTCAATATCCAATGTAATTAACTGGCGGTAAAGTACATTTGTTTTATCACGCCTACCATTTGTAAGAAATCCGCCTACAAATCCGCCTACATCTTTTATCTTACTTTGCTCTTCTTTTGTAGCACTCATAAACCGCTTATATGTTTCAGCGGTTACTACAGGAGTAGCTAGCTTTTGAACTAAATTGCTCCAAGTAGTTTTGGTATTTTTCCATACTTTACTTGAAACATTTAGTCCAACTGCTATGCTCAAATTTTCATCATATTTCAATTTATCTACTTGCATAAATGCTAATCATTTTTGGTAAAAATCCATAACTCCTCCATCTGCATTAAGTGGAAGGTCTTGTGCCCACAAAGGTGGAGTTGACATGATTTTTACCAAATTATCATACCATAGCTGAGCATTCTCTTCTGGAACCTCTGTTATAACTTCATCATGTATTGAACCCACAATTCCATATCCAGCTTTTTCCATTCTAAGCATAGCATCACCTAACAAATCTCTTGATACAGCTTGAACTATATTTTCTGTTAGTTTGCCGCCATAGGTGTCCATGCTTATCCATTGTTTTGTTGTCTGGTCGATGCCTCTATAGCACAAACTTCGAATTGGAACTGTAGAACGGCCTATTTTCTTATCTTTGAATTCAGGCTTATAATAAAATAGTTTTCTGCCTACAGGCAATTCTATTGTCATAAATTCACCGTCACAATCAAATATAACATTTTTACTAGTGCACTTAACGGCTCTGTGGTATCTTACCGCTTCTTTAGAAGCCTCATCAATCTCTTTCCACATATCAACTATATTAGGATTAGCCATGCGCCATTTACGTACCAGGCTCATCATTTCTGTGTCTGAAAGACCCATTTTATCACCGCCCATGCGCTTTAATGCGCCAAGACCTCCTTCATAGCCTAATGCTAATTCGGATATTTTTGACTTGTCGCGAAGCACCGAGCCTTTTTTAATTTCAGACTTTGGTACTCCAAACATCTTTTCTCCAGTTGCTTCATAAATCTTACCGTCGCCGTGAAATACATCTAATCGCCACTTTTCATCGGCGAGCCAAGATATAACTCTTGCTTCGATAGCTGAAAAGTCAGCAACTGCATATTTCATACCTTGTGGTGGTATAAGTGCTGTTCTTACAAGTTGTGAAAGAATATCTGCAACATCATCATACATCATCTCAACTGTTTCCCAATCACGGGCTCTGATTAACTCACGCGGTACTTCGATATGCGATATATAGTTTTTTGATAAGTTCTGCAACTGCAATAGCCTACCTGCCCATCTGCCAGTTCTATTTGCACCATAAAATTGGAATGTACCTCTAACTCTATGGTCTTTCATAGCACAATTAAGCATAGCATAATACTTCTTAATTGAAGTTTTTGATAGCTTTTTGCGTATATTGAGCAACTCAATTACATCTGGATAGTCTACAAACTCTTTAAGCAAGTCAGGCATTGTTTCTTTTGAAAGTGACAATACAGCATTACCTGTTTTCTTTTCTATCCATTGCCGAATTTGTACAGGCGAATTTGGATTTTCAAGACCTGTTAATTGCTGAGCATGCTGAGTTAATATAGAAGTATAAGTATTATCTACTGCAATAGCAGACTCTGCTAACTCCATATCCACCAAAATACCTCTATCATTGATATTCTGGTCAAGCACGTACATTTCTCGCTCAATCTTTGGAATGATGTAAGACTCTAATCTATGAAATATCTCACGCTCAGCTAATACATCATATTTATTATATTCCTTATACATTTCCCATTTTTCAGGAGCATGTTCTGGATAATTGCGTGTACGCATTCCATTAACTCGAGTTGCTTTACATGGGCATGAAAAGTACTTAATAAGTGCTTTACCTGTATCAAGCTTCTTATCTGTAAGATTAAGAGCCTTTGATACTCCATCCAATGAAAGTGGTAAGCCACAATATGCAGCTTTTACAGAAGTACAATACCACTGTTCTGCTGGGATATTATATCCTATTCGCTTAAAGCTAAGCCGCTCAAATACTGCATTGTGAGCGACTTTCATACACTCTGGGTCAAGTAATGCTTCTTCAAACTCTTCAGGCATTTCTTCGCCTTGAGCTAAATCGACAATGATAACTGGTCCGTCATCTAATGCATATCCTATAATCAGTATCTCAAAATCTGGTGACTCTATATATTTATAGGCACCAGAGTCTTTAATATCTACTGAGGAAAATGTTTCGACGTCTATGAAAAGATATTTCGCCATTATTTCTTAATTTGATATTATAAAATTAGGAGTATAGGCGGGACTCGAACCCGCATAACAGGCACACAAACCAATGGCGCTCTGTAGTTTTACCATTAAACTACTATACTTTAGGGAAATTTTGATGCAGAGAGGAAATTACATCAGCTCATCATTCCATTCGTTCTCACCTCCGAAGTCTTCTTCAGCGGTAGAACCACCGGCCAACATCTCACCGTCTTCAAGCTTCTGAAGATTGTTCAATCCGGCTGCGATGCCTTTGGACGAGACATTGAAGGCATAGAAGTTGATTGATGCACGGCCGTAGCAACCGCTGTAGAACTCTTCTTTGTTCATGATAGGATTGAGCTCCTTATCCACGATGCTTGGCTTGCGCTGGCTATTGGCATTGATGAAGTACATGCCTTCGAATGCTGGGTCGTCGCCACGCTCATCATCGCCGTCACGCAGAGGCAACTTGAGGTTTGAAGGTATCTTGCCGTTTTTGTCTGCAAGCTTGGCTTTGCCTGCCTGCTTAGCTGCCTCGATAGCCTTATTAATCTTTTCCAAAGTCTTAGTATCTGTCTTAGGAATAAGAATACAGATATTGTACTTAGGAGTATCACCCTCATTCATAGCCGTAGGCTCGAACACATTCACATAGCAAAATCTTACTTCGCCAGTTACAACTTTTGTTGAATTTTCCATTTTATTTTAATTTTTAGTTGTTATTACTTTTTCAATAATTGCCCAATCAGGCAAATAGTCATTATTCTCCATTATCTGCAAAATCTAATTGTGCTTGATTATAGCCCATTGCTGGTCTCTTGTCTTCAAGCGGTACAAGAGTAGGTTTGCCTTGAGGTTTTACAACCACATCAGATAGAATTTCTTCAAAGCGCTTTTTGCCTACTATCTTTTCAATTGAAGTAATTGGCTTAAGCTTCATGTTGAAAATCTCATCTTCTGATAACTCAGGGCAACGCGCAAAAATTGCATTAGAAGCTTGGTCTTCGTCAACCCATTTGCGTCGACTAATTCCTTCAACTAATTTAAGCCCCGGCCATTGCTTATTCTCATTAACCGCTTTAGTTTGTGCATATTCTGCTATTGAATTAGCCCATTCTATAAGCTTAGGCACGCGCTTAACTATATCAGCAATCTCATCATCGGTTAACAACTCTGGGTCTGCGAATTCGTGTTGTGCAATTTCGAGTTGTTGCTCATAAAGCTTACGACACTGATTACGCACAGCACAAAATCTACACCAATCTCCAGCATTGAGTTCTCCTTTACCTTCAAAAGCAAGTTCAGCTCTTGGTCTAAGCTCCTCTTCTGCCCATCTGCGGAGTTCTTCAACAAATATTTGCCAACTTGATATGTTATTAATGCGAGGCTGTATAATGGTCAATCGCACTTCCGTTATATCGTACATTGTATCATATTTCTGCAATGCTCCAAGACCATAAAGCATGAGTTGCTTATTCCATTCAGCATATACTGGAACGCCTTTTCCGTACTTCAAGTCAATAACTTCCATGAGGTTGTCATTGATAATAACACAGTCAGCTGTTCCAAAGCTCTCTGGTATAAAGTCCGTCAAATCGAGTTTCTGCTCAATTTCCATTACAGCTAAAGGATTAGCTGTCTTGGCCTCTGCTAATTGAGCTGCGCAATAGTCTGTATAAGTCGGAACTACGTCAAGCATTTCCTCATTAAACAGTTCATTCGCCATTATCTCTTCAAGACGCTGGTCAAAGTCTTGCTCGCTAATATCAAGCAGAGTATCACGTCTAATATAAAGCTCTGAGAGCTCATGTGCCAACGTACCTTCTTGCGCATATACAGAGCTTTTCTTTTCTCCGTATTCATCTTCAAGCTTTGCAGATGGAGTGCAATTAAGCCATCTTCCAGCTCCAGAAGCCGAGAGGAGTGCATGGCTCCTCTGGCTATGTTTCTGTAACTTAGTACTAGTTGTTTGCATACTCGTAATACTCTCCATTTTTAATTCCTACTGTTACCTCAGCTGCTCCGGACTTTGTGATAAATCTAGTCATAGCTGAAAGTAGAACTGAGCATGTTGCATGCAATGCAGGATTTTGTTTACGGAACTTGATTGCTGCCTGTTGCAGCTTCTTTTGATTTGCCATTACAGTGATTCTAAGAAGTTAAACATTTCGTCATACTTGGCTGGGTCAAGCTTTGTTACGCTCGGAGCGCCAAGCTCATTGAGTTTCTGCTTGATTACATCGCGGTGCTCATTCACCTTCTTTGCAAGCAATGCTCGCACATCCTCTATGCTCTTAGAGGCAGAAGAAGCAGCCTGAGCAGCAGGTGCTCCAGAAGCAGGAGTAGCAGTGGGCTTTGTCGGGGCAGGTGCTGCAACTGGAGCTTGAGGCTTTGGGGCCGGAGCGGGCGCCGGCTGAGGAGCCGGTTTAATAGGTGCTACAGGAGCAGGTTTCTGAGCTGGAGCAGCAACAGAAGTAGCCACATTACCAAGCAACGACTTGATGAAGTTCTGCGTATTTTCTGACAGGTTTACGCTAACCTCTACGGAAATTTTAATTGCTTCCATTTTCGTAAGTTTTAATGAAATTATCTAAATAGTTAATAAACTCGTGCGTTGTCATATCAAGCACATTTGAAATTTTCTGCTCTATAAGATTATTATTCTTATATATAGATACAAATACGCCTTTATAATTCAGCTTGACTTTATACTCGCCTTTCAGCATTGTTAGGCATCCATCTTCAGATGAACCTTTCCAAGTATTTGCTGAAAACAAATCAGTTACTAACACGCCAATATGATTGGCCAATCGCTCTAACTGTATAACATCCAAATTGGCTTCACCCTTTAACACACGGTCAAATGCCTGTTTCGGATATTTAACAGTAGGAAATAACACCTTTGCTAAATCTTCCGTATTTAGCTTGTAGTGCTCAATTACATTACCTATATTAAATTGTTCCATATTTTGGTGAATTTTATTATCTTATTTTCGATATGCAAATATACAAACTATTCTCGAAAGAAAAAAAAAT